AATTGTTGCGCTGGAGATAGTTCAACTGATCCAGTAAATCCAGTTTTTATAAGAAGCACAACTTGTTGGGCGAAAAACATTGATACCTCTCCTATTTCAGTTTGGAATAATGGAGGAGGATATGCAGAGCCCTTAAATGCTGGTGGATTTGGTGGAGTAGGAACTTTAATTAGTCCAAGACATATTTTATTAGCTAGTCACTTTTATATAAAAAATGGTAAAAAATTAATTTTCGTTGCTATGGATAATACTTGTTACATAAGAACCCTATCGAATTCTTTGCGAGTAGGTAGTTCGGATATTCGAATTGGATTATTAGATTCTGATTTACCAGCAAATGTAAGTTTTTGTAAAATAGCAAGTAAAGCTTTATGTAATCAACCCACGCTTGATAATAAATTTCCAACGTTATCTACTAATGTTTCTAAAAAAGCTATTGTTGAAGAAGGCTATATTCAATATAATAATTTGTTAGTTTTTGGAGTATCCTCTAATTCTCAAAGAGCAAATTTTTTTGAAACATCTGGAGGTGGAAATTCTGCAAATCCAATATGTTTTGTTTATGAAAATAAACTTATAATAATAGGATATAGATATTATACTGACGGTGGACCATCTTTTATTGCTCCTTACATAAATCAAATAAATACAGTAATGAATACTCTTGGAGGTGGATATCAACTTAGTGTTTTTGATTTAAATCCGAATTCGATACAAAATAAATGTTTAATTAAAAAAAATAGCATTGGCGGCGGTAAATTAAAAACTACTTCTTTATCAGATTCTTATCCCCATCTTGTTAGATCGCAAACCATGGGATTTGATATTTTTGGAATAACAACAGCAAATACAGACGCTTCAACAGCTAGCGATATTAATTCTGGAGAAGCATGCAAAAGAACATTTTTAATAACAAGAATATCTAATGACTTTCCAACTTTAGGGTCTATAGATGACTATATAAATACATATTATGCAAGATCATATGATCCATTCGAATCTACTTTAAAATATAATAATGGACTATGGACTTTACAATTAAAAACTACTCAACTTTTTAGCTCTACTATTTATTCATTTACAGCAGTTGGCACAAGATTTAAAATTCCTACAAATTATACTCAGGGAGTTTATATCGCAGCAAATCCAACTGCTCATATAGAGTGTAATCCATATGGATGAAAAAACTATTATTAATATTGCCACTATTTTTATTAATATCTTGTTCTGAGCCAAATTTAGATAGTAGAGAATTACCAACTAAATATCCAGAAACTCCGACTATGGGTTCTGCTGATGATGTTAGTAAAGAATTATATAAGAAATAATAATATAGTGTAATTGATATTATGGCAAAATTAACAGCTAACATAAAAGAACAGTCGATAACTTTAACAAGCACAAAGTCTAGCGCAATTAATTTATATGTTAGAACAAGCAGCGCGATAGTAAAAGTTTTATCTTTTGACGGTTCAATTACTAGTTACAAAAGCTCAAATCCTTCTACGTCAATTTCTATTTCATTAAACGTACCAACCTCTGGTGCTTATAGTGGAAGTGCTTCAAAAACAATAAAAGTATATGGAAATACTAGAATTAAATATTTTGATTGTTCAAGCAATAACGTAACAAGCCTGATAACTACTTCTGCGCCAGAAATAACCACACTAATCACATAATATGAATAATTTAACAGGCCTTAATCTTAGCGGTCAAAATTATCTTCAATATTTAGATTGTTCTAATAATTTAATTTCTGGTATTAATCTTAATAATTGCTCTGGTATAACTGGATTATATATGCAAAATAATTTAATTAGTGGAAACTTAGATTTAACAACTTTTTCAAATTTAAAAGCAGTAAATGTTAGTGGCAATAAGTTAAGTGGAATCAATATAACTGGTTTAAATAAACTTGAAACTTTTATTGCTAGTAATAATCTTATAACAGGAGTAGTTAATTTTCTTGGAGTAAGTGGTGTTAAAAATGTATTAATACAGAATAATTTGATAAGTGGTATGGTTAATTTTAATGACATGACAGGAATACTTTCTTTTAATTCAAGCGGTAATATTATTTCTAATTATGGTCCTATAGTTTTATGGGCAACTGGTCGATATGGTATTTTTGCAGTATCTAGTGGAATGTTCACTTTTTAATTAAAATTAGATTTAATTTACCTATTAGGTGTATATTATATAGATGAGCATCAATCAAGATAAGCTTGGTTTTGAGTCTAATATTGCCTCACAACCAAAAGATACAATTAAAAATGACAAAACAGTTGAGTTCTCTAAAAAAATATTAGCTGCTCTTCAAGACAAAGTAAAATCTCATAATTCACAAAATAATAAAAAAGTAAATATAAATCAAGTTAAAAAAGTATACCGAAATACTCCATCAGATAAAAATTTCAATCAATTAGCTCTAGCTAGAGTTAATATGTTTCTAAGAATGGTTAGTGGAATCTCCACTTACATTGGATCGAATATTAATCTTTCTAAAGCAATTAATAATAAATATATTATTGAAGCTAGCTTTAATCCCTCTATGGAAGACGTAAATAAAGCAGACGAAGATATTAATAATTTTAATTTAAATGATTTTGAATTTACTTCAATTGAAGAATTATATTTAGACGATGAAGAAGATAGTGTAATCTACGGCTTAGATACAAATATGATATAAATTATGAAAAAACAAACAAAATTCTTAAGTACATTTGCTAATATTAAAATTAGACCAGTTGTGAGTGAAGAAAAAGATAAATATCTTTCAATAGCTTCACTAGAAAAATTAAAAAAATTCTTGCCTGATATTAACACAGAAGATAATATTGATCTTCTTCCAATTGCTTTTGATGCTTGTGTTGTAAATAGAGTTAATAAAAATGGTGATGTTATAGACGGCGAAACAGCTGCTAAAATTACTAAAAATTTCGTTAATAAGCCAATTAACGTAGAACACAATAGAAATCAAGTTATTGGTTGTATATTATCTGCTAGCTTTAGTAAATTTGGATCTAATGAGAGTTTAAGTTCAGAAGAAGTAAAAAGCATGAAACAACCATTTAATATTACTTTGGGTGGAGTTATTTGGAAAGTCGTTAATAAAGAAATAGCAGAGCAAATCGAAGAGAGCAATGATCCTACTAGTTCTAATTATATGGCAATTAGTGCCAGTTGGGAACTTGGATTTAATGAATATAATATTGTTGTTTTAAATGAAAATGAAAAGAATATCGAGGATGGTCAATTCATCACAGACGAAAAAGAGATACAAAAATTAGAAAATAGCTTAAGAAGCTTCGGTGGAAGCGGCAAAATATCTAATGATAAATTTATTTATAGACAAGTTTTAGGTAAAGTTGTTCCATTAGGAGTAGGATTAACGTTAAATCCTGCTGCTGATGTGCAAGGTATAGCTACAAAAACAGAAGAAAAAGATCTTGGAGTTCAAGAGAACAAATCTTCTGTTGAGCCACTTAATGAAAATAATATTTCCCAAGAGGCTGATTTAAATGTAAAATTAGAGAGGATATATATGAAAATAACAAAAATTGAAGATATTACAGACGTTCTACTTAAAGAGGTAACAGCTAGTTCTGTTATCGATTTTATTTCAGAAGAGATTAAGAAAGTTAGTGATCAATTCGTAGCAGAGAAAGCCGAAAAAGAAAACGCGCTTAAAGTTGCTACTGAAAAATTTGATTCTACTTTTGCTGAACAAGAAGTTCTTAAAAAGCAACTAGAAGAAGTCAATCAAAAACTATCTCTTATCCAAGCTGAACAAGAAGCTAAAGCCAAACAAGAAGCATTTGATATTAGAATGGCTTCTTTTGACGAAGACTTTGATCTATCTGATGAAGATCGTCAAGTTTTAGCCACAGATATTAAAGATTTAAATGATGAAGCTTTTTCCGCTTATAAAAATAAAATGGCAATTCTCATGAAAGAGAAGAACAAAGCTGCCAAAAAAGCAAAAATGGATAAAGAAGATATCAAAGATAAAGGTATCGACGAATCTAAAGAAGACAAAAATGGCAAAATCATAAAAGCTTCAACAATTTCCGAAGAAGTAAAAGCTTCCGAAGAAGTAACACAAGTTCCTACAACCCAAGAAGTTGTAGAACAAGCTGTTGACAATGGAACCAAAGCTTCCGTTGAAATACCAAATTCCAGTCCTGCTACAGAGCAAAGCGTACAAGAAAAGTATGCTAAAGCCTTTAGTTTGGAAGGATTTGACATCAAAAACAAATAAGGAGAAAACAATATGGCTCATAATTTAAGACCATTGACACAATATAACGAACATGATGTTATTAACTTCTTCGCATATAGCGGAGATAGTACTCTTGTTCAAAAAGGTGCCGCAGTTAAAATCGCAGGCGCTGGCTTCAAAGCCGATTCAACTAATCCAGTAGAAATGCTAGGCGGACCTGGTGCTTCTTACTCAAATACTGTATCACAACGTTATGGCGTAGTACCAAAAGTAGCTGCTGCTGTTTCTGGTGATAAAGTTATCGGATTGACACTTATGGACGTTCGTGAATTAGATGAAAATGGTGAAAAACTAGTTTTCAATCCACGCAAAGCCGCTGAAATGGGCGTTGTAATAAGTGGTCAAGCAGTTCCAGTTTTAACTCGTGGCGTAGTTCTATTTAGTGGACTAGCTGCTGGTTCAGCTGGTGATAATGTTTATCTACATGCTACTGTCGCAGGTGATTTGTCAACCACAAATACTGGCGGTACAAAAGTAGGAAAACTTCTTGGTGATCGTGACGCTAATGGCGTTGCTCTTCTCAAGATTGAACTCTAATTTTATAAAGGAAAATTAAAATGAAATTAAAATTAAAAAATACCCCAGAACAAGTTGAACTAATCAAAGCTATGGGCAGTAAAGATGCCAATGTAGCTAGAGAAGCAACTCAAGCGTTCGCAGCATTTATCGGACCAGTAGTTAGCAAAGTGCTAATGCAAGCTGGAACTGCTAGTTCAGTTTATACCGATCTTGCTTTTGACGAAGATGATAATCCTTCTATTCCTCTAGACCTTTGGGTTGGAGAAGGCGAAGGTTATACAACCGTATGGAGCCAAAATGTTGCAGGTGGCCTTCCCACTTCTAACGTAGAAGGCTTTAGCGAATTGAAAGTGTCAACCTATCGTTTAGATAGCGCAGTTTCAATGCTAAAAAGATACGTTCGTCGTGCTCGTCTTGATGTTGTTAGCAAAGCCGTAGAACGTATGACCAACGAAGTTCTTATTAAACAAGAACGTAATGCTTGGGCAGTAATTCTTAAAGCTCTTGTCGAAGCTCGTTCAAACGGAGCAGATCATATTGATTCAATATCAGGTGGAGCATTAACTCTAGCTGGATTAAATACCATGATTACTACTGTAAAAAGAATTAATACCTCTTATGCAGGAGGATCTACAGATAGTTCTTACGGATTAACAGATTTATTTGTTAGCCCAGAGATTAAAGGCGACATCCGTGCATTCGCTTATAATCCAATAGGAACAGCTAATAGTACAGATCTTCCAGCTGGTGTTCGTGAAGATATTTATCGTAATGCTGGAACTCAAGAGATCTATGGTATCTCCATTCATGAGCTAATCGAATTTGGTGTTGGTAAAAAATACAATACCCTATTTGATGACCTCAGTAACGGAACACCAACATTTGATGGCAGCACAGCTGAAATCTTGGTTGGTCTTGATTTGTCTAAAGATGCATTTGTTCGTCCAGTTGCTCGCAATAGCGAAACTGGTGGAACATTCACTGCTCTTCCAGATGATCAATTCACAACTCGCGCTGACAAAGTCGGATTCTATGGATCCCTCGAAGAAGGCCGCGTATGTCTAGATGGTCGTGCAGTTGCAGGACTTATCGTAGCAGCCTAATATTTAAATATTAGAAAATTGAAAAGCCCAAGGGTTTATCCCCTTGGGTTTTTCTTTTTTATTAGATATATGATGTTTTATTTGATATAATCTATTAAGGACAATATTATGGCAAAAAAATTAAAATTAGACAAATTACATCAAACACACGGAAAAGTAGAGAATCCAGTTACCCTTGATCAAATCTGGGGTGATAGTGGTAAAAGTAAGTATGGTACTTTAGACCCAGAAAAATATTCTGAGTATCTTACTAATTTAAATAAAAGTGATCTTCAAGCTCATGCAGTTAAAGTTGGTCTTATGCCAATTGATGATAGAACTTCTTTGTGCTCAAGATTAAAAAGAGAATTTTTAAAATACTCTTCTCAATACACAGTTAAAAAAAATACTCAAACAAACAAACCTCTTTCTAAAGCTGCAAAAGATATTCTTTCAGAAGGTCGCTAATTTAATATCAATAAAATAATTGTTCTGTGTAATATTTTACATGGCAACATCATATAATATCACTGGTTATCAAGGCGACTATATACAATTAACATTAAATTTAAAAGACAGTAACGGAGCAGCACTTAATTTAAATGGTTATCAGGTAAGAGGTCAAGTTCGATCTAGTTACGGCTCTACAGGAGTTTTATTAGATTTAAATCCAATCATATCTGGAAATGGTTCGAATGGTATAGTTTCAATTAATATTAATTCATATATTTCTGCAGATATTCCAATATCTGATCATGTTTATGATATTGAAAGATATCCATCTGGAATATTAACTGGAAATAGTATCAAACTAATGCGAGGAAAGTTTACAATTTTACCAGAAGTAACGAGATAATTTTATGGCAGATTTTAATGTAGATGTTAATTTGCCAAGTGCAATAAATGTTGATATAACATCACCAACACAAGCTTTAGCTACTAATATTTCAATTCCTGGGTCTCAAGGGCCAAGAGGAGAAAAAGGCAATCCTACATCAATAAATAGTTTAACTGCAGAAAATATTGTCATCACTGGTGTTAATGGTAATACGGTTTATGCTACTGGATTTAATACAATTTTTATTTCTGGTAATAGTGGATATTTTCAATCAGCAATAAATAATTTAACAACTAATTTAAATTCAACTGGATCTTCTCTTCAAAGTAACATAAATACACTTTCATCTAATTTAAATTCTACTGGTTCAAATTTAGAAAATAAAATAACTTCCTTAAGTGGTGATGCAGTTCTTGAATACGGAAATCAAACTATTCAAGGTCAAAAAACTTTTACAGAAGATTTAATTGTACAAAAGAGTGGTTTCTTTTGGAGTGGTATTAAGATTGGTTTAAATTCAATTATAATAAATGAAGAAAGCATAAAAATCTCTGGAGATCCAGTAGTCGTACAATCTACATTTACGGGCTATACAGGAGATGTTTCAAATACATATGCTACTATCAATAGTCTTGTAAGTACTGGTAGTACGTTAGAAACTAAAATTGGATCATTAAGTGGGACATTAACTTCTAATTACGCAACGATTACTAATCTCGCATCTACTGGTGCCACTTTAACTTCTAGTATAAATTCTCTTAATTCTGCTTTTACTGGATTTACTGGAAATCTTGATACAACATATGCAACCGATAGTCAATTAGCTACTACTGGAACAACTCTTGTTAATAGCATTAGTTCTCTTAGCGGAACTTTGACTTCTAATTATGCAACTATTAGTAATCTCGCTAGCACTGGTTTAAAATTAGTTAATACCATAAGTTCATTGAGTGGTACTTTAACTTCGACATATGCGACAGTAACAAATTTAGCATCAACTGGCTCAACATTAGATGCTAAAATCAATAGTTTAAGTGGATATGTTACTGGTGCAGATGCAACATTGATTACGAATCTTGCTTCTACTGGATCCACTTTAAATTCCAGCATTAATTCCTTGAGTGGACTTTTCACTGGATATACTGGCACTTTAGATGCAACATATGCAACTGATTCACAATTACAATCTACAGGAACATCTTTAAATAATTCAATAACTTCATTAAGTGGAACTTTGACTAGTACTTACGCTACAATATCAAATCTTGCTAGTACTGGCAGCACGTTAGATAACAAGATTGGCTCGTTAAGTGGTACGCTAACATCAACATACGCAACAATTACAAATTTAGCATCAACTGGTTCTACTTTAAATAATAGTATTAACTCTTTGAGCGGAACTCTTACTAGCACTTATGCAACAATTAATAATCTAGCAAGCACTGGTTCCACACTACAAAGCAACATAAGCTCAACAGGTAGCTCATTAGACAATAAGATTGGATCATTGAGTGGAACATTAACATCTACTTACGCTACTATCACTAATCTTGCTAGTACAGGCTCTACATTAAATACAAAAATCAATGAATTTAGCGGATATGTTAATACTCAAGATACTTCTATATCTAACAATTTAATTTCTACTGGTAATACTTTACAAAATAGTATAAATTCACTTAGCGGCAGTTCAGTTCTACTTTATGGAGATCAAAGCATTGGCGGAGTTAAAACTTTCAGAGATAATGTTTATATTAATAATCTTTTTGTTACTGGAACAGAAACGATTATTAGTACTAATAATTTTAATGTTCAAAGTCCGTATTTGCTTTTAAATCTTACTGGTGGCGCAGTAGATGGTGGAATTTTCTTTGTTACTGGAAGTGGATTAACTGGAATAAATAATAGTGGTCCTATCATTGGCTTTGATCATAGCAATAAATTTAAATTTGGAGTTAGTACCAGAAATAGCGACCTCTCAACTTTACCTGATATAGCATCAGTTCAAGATATTACTGCTTATAGCGGTTTTGTTGATGGCAAGTACTCAACCATAATAAATCTTGCTTCAACTGGAAGTACACTATCTACAAATCTAGCTAGTACAGGTTCAACTCTTCAAACAAATATCAATAATCTTAGTAACACCTATGCTACCATCACAAACCTTGCTTCGACTGGAAGTACGTTAGTAACCAATCTTGCTAGCACTGGCTCGACTTTAAACACAAAAATAAATAATCTCAGCGGTTACGTTAATTCTACTGGTAGCAATATCGTTTTCACAACTGGCAATCAAACTATCTCTGGAGATAAAATATTTAAAAATAATATAGTGATCGAACAGACTGGAATTTTTAGTGCAATTGATTTATCAGATACAGATAGCATCTTATTAAGTGGCATAGATATTCAAATAGTTAGTGGGAGCATGACTTTAACAAATCCGCCAACTATTTCTGGAAATCCATTTATCACTGGCAATCTAGCTCTTTATGCGACAACAATAAATCTTGCTTCTACTGGAAATACTCTTAACAGTAATATAAATTCACTTAGCGGCACATTAACTTCTAATTATGCTACTATTACCAACCTTGCTTCTACTGGAAGCACATTGGTTACAAATCTTGCGAGTACTGGCTCTACTTTAAATTCTAATATAAATTCACTTAGTGGAACTTTGACTAGTACTTACGCTACAATATCAAATCTTGCAAGCACTGGCAGCACTTTAGCAACTAATCTTGCTAACACTGGCTCGACTTTAAATTCTAGTATTAACTCTTTGAGCGGAACTTTAACATCTACTTATGCGACAATTAATAATCTAGGTTCAACTGGTAATACGTTGGTAACCAATCTTGCGAGTACTGGTTCTACTTTAAATACCAGAATAAATAATCTTAGTGGTTATATAAATTCTACATCTAGCAACATCGTTTTTACAACTGGAAATCAAACTATTTCTGGAGTCAAAAGTTTTGCTCAAGACACAACATTTGGCGACTCGGCGCAGGGTGACTTTTTAGTTATTTCTGGTAATAATTTTACAGTCTACGGAAGTGGTAATTTTACTAGTGGGCTTTTTGTTAATGGCAACGCAGTACTAACTGGAGTTAATTTAACTCCATACGCAACAACAGCTAACCTCGCTTCAACTGGTTCAACTTTAACAAATAGTATTAATTCATTAAGCGGAACTCTTACTGGAAATTACGCTACAATCTTAAATCTTGCATCTACTGGAAATACATTAAATACTAGAATAAATTCATTAAGTGGTACATTAACTGGGAACTATCTTACAACTTCATCTGCTTCTAGTGCTTATGCAACTATAACTAATCTAATAAGCACTGGATCTACTTTAAACTCTAATATAAATTCTTTAAGTGGTACATTAACATCAACTTATGCTACCATTACTAATCTCGGATTAACTGGTAGTACATTAGCGACTAATCTTGCTTCAACTGGCTCTACTTTAAATACAAGAATAAATAATCTCAGTGGCTATATAAATTCTTCAAGTAGTAATATTGTATTTACAACTGGCAATCAAACTATTAGTGGAAACAAAACATTCCAAACTTCTCAAGTTAATATAACTGGATCTAGTTTAAACTTTGGAGATATTATTAACCTTGGAACACCAGTAATATTCACCCAAAGTAATAATACTACAACCCAAGTAATTGATTCTATTGATACTAATGTTCAGATAACAAGAGGAAGTCGGTTTGGCATTTATAACCCAAGCCAAGAAGGTGGATGGAATGGAAGTGGACCAATTTATACAGAATGGAATGGTGACGGATGGAGTGATTTAACTAACATTGCTGATAGAACTTATTATACTTTCTATGATTTAGCTCAAGCCTATGGACAAAACATAGGTAATTATATAGTTGGTAAAGAATTAGTAATGTATGATTATTATAATAATAAATATTATAAATTTTATTTTACAAACTGGCAACCAGGTGGATCAAGTTCATGGAATGGCGAAGAAGACGAAGGAGTTATTACTTATGCAGGTTTTGAATATACAAGAACAAGAATTTTTTCAGCTAATAAATCTGAAATTAATGGTTCAAATGTAGGTGGATATCTTGATCTTAAAAATAGACTTTTTATTAATGGCACAGGAGTTCTTTTAAGTGGAGAAGCTGGCAAAGTTCCCGATACGGTTGTACAAACTACTGGAACTCAAACTATAATTGGAAGTAAAGCATTTTCAGCAGCTACAACATTTTCAGCAGCATCAACATTTAATTCTGCAGTTAATTTTAATAACAATATAACAGTAGCTCAAACTGGCATATTTAGTAGCATGGATGTATTTGTTGATGAGATGAGTATTTCTGGAATTAATTTAACACTAACAAGCGGCAATTTAATTTTAGCAGGTCCTACTGGAATACCATCAACTACAGGAGCAAGTGGAGTTAAGGGAACAATTGTTTGGAATACTGGATTTTTATATGTTTGCACAAACACTAATTCTTGGCGCAGAGCAGCTCTAAGCACTTGGTAAAATATGGCCAAAATATCAATTAAAAAATATACTGATCCATATATTAATAATGTTTGTTTATTTCTTCCATTTAATAGTAATTTTAATGATAATTCAAAAAATAACTCTTCTGTTACTGCATATGGAAATCCACAGATTAGCTCGACTCAAAGCAAATTTGGAGGGGCATCGGCTTATTTTCATGGATATGGAGATTATTTAGACGTTTCTAATTTGCCTAGCGATTATTTAAGTCAAGATTTTACTATTGAAGCCTGGGTTTGGATAGATGACTCTAAATATAATTCTTGTTTATTTAATACATTTCCACACAACTCTTTTGGAGTTAGTTTAAATAGACAAGATGCAGGACGTAAAACATCTTTTGGTATTGGTAATGGTACATATTGGTATGCAGGAATTGAGAGCGATACTCTATTATCTTTTAATACATGGCAGCATATAGCTTTCGTAAGAAGTAATAATACTATAACTTTATATGAGAATGGAATAGCTCGTGTTTCTACTAATTATCTGCCAACTGGATTTGGTACTTCTTGCAGAATTGGATCAATCACATGGATTTATGGTTTAAATAACGAAGAATATAAAGGCTATATGCAAGATTTTAGAATCACAAAAGGAATAGCAAGATATACTTCTAATTTTACGCCAAGATCAATCCTACCAAATAATGATAAATTAAATATTAAAAAAATAATAGAAGGCTCTCAAGTATCCTCTCTTTCAGGACTCTCTCTTTGGTTAAAAGCAGACGCAGGAGTAACTATGGGAGGAGGCAATGTAAATACTTGGGCAGATCAAAGTCCAAATGGAAATAATGCTACTGGTCCAGCTACCAAAAAACCAACTTTTGTTAGTAATGGTATAAATGGCAAACCAGCAATGTCGTTTAACGGAACAACACAATTATTTACAATCAATGATAGTAATTCTTTAGATCTAATAAGATTTTCAATTTATGTTGTTCTAAAAAGAAATGCAAATGGAACTGGTAATGAGTTTGTACTTGTAAAAAATCCAAATAATAGTAGTGATGCTCCAGTATATTACCACCTTGCAAAAGTGAATGGAAGTAATAGCAGGTTTATAGCATACACCACAAGTGGGTATGCGTCTAATATTGATACTCTTGTAGATTTAGGAGATGGAGCAGCAAGAATAATGTCATTTATTTATAACGGAACTACCAATGATTCTTATGTAAATGGAATAAAAACCGACTCTACTTACGGATATGGAGATATAATTACTTCCACAGGCTCTCTTCAAATTGGAGGATCTGATCAGTCGCTGAGTGGTGCTCAATGGTATTTCAATGGATATATTAGTGAAATTATAATATTTAACAGAGCACTAAATACTACTGAACACCTTTCTGTAACGAATTATTTAAATGATAAGTATGCTTTATATACTTCCAGCAATATAAAAAATGGTAAATTAAAAATATTATTTCCAGAATTATCATTAGATCAAATCTTTTTGCGCCTTGAATCAGATAAAAATATTACTTTAAATGGTAGCAATGTATCTGCTTGGGGTGATTTAAGCGGAGGAACTAGAAACTTTTCTCAAGCTGCAGATGATAATCAACCAATATTTTTGAATGGAGGATTAGAATTTCAAGCAAGTCAACAATATAACGATTCAAATGCAGATTATATGGAAAATACAAACAATCCTTCTGATATTAATAATATCACTGGACCATATACATTTGCTGTTGTAGCTAATTTAAATTTAGGTCTTTCTACTTTTATTAATGCTTCTTCAAATAATCCATATAGAAGAAAATTATCTTGTTATTATTATAATGACGGTGATACAAGTTCTTTAGGTATAAGCAATGGTCCTGGTGATGGATACGGATCATCTATATCTAATCCACCAATAGATATTGGACAGAAAAATATTATTATTATCAGAGTTGTATCTAATACTCAGGTAGATTATTTCATTAATAATACTAAGATATCTCAAAATGATGCCAATCTTAATTTAAATCCTGGAATTACTACACCAACGCCACTCTATCTTGGGGCTGCAAGAGGATTCGGAGGAGGAGGATATAATGCTGAAGCTAGTTGGGGTAATCCAGTTATTTATGATTTATTTTTATATAATAAAAGTTTAACAGAATCAGAAGTGGTAGCATTAAAATATTATTTAAATAATAAACATGGTATATATTAAAGTGTAATATCTATTATATGACCAATAAAATTGTAGATATATCAGACGAAATTTATCGCGAATTAGGCGAGCCAAGTGATATTAGCATCCCTAGCATAGCTTTTTGGCTAAGAACGAATTTGGGCAAATTAAACATTTTAATTAATAAAAAATACTCAATTAGTACATTAGACTTTGAGGTGGACGCAATAGAAAATGAAGTTTTCACAATAATAGAAAAATCAATCTTCAAGAAAATGTATAATATACATTATTATGATAGACAGATTATAAAATTGATAGGAAGATCTAACAATATAAATCTTATAAGCACAGATACCAGTAATAGCGGAGATAATGTAACTACTGGATCAGCAAATTCTGATACAATTGAAATCTCAGAAAATGGTTTTTCTTATAAAAAAGCTAATAGTGAAAGCACTAGCCAAATTTATAAAAGAGCAACAGAAGCTATCAAAGCCAATACTCAATTTGTTCGACAATTAGGTTTAAATTTTGTAGAATTAAAAAAACAAGAAACAGAAGAATTAAAAATGTTAACTCAAAGTTATAATTTAAATCGAGTCAATCCATTACAGATTGCAGGAGATGATATATATCAAGAAGGTAATAGACCTTATAATTACGAGTCTAATATTAGAAGCCTAGAGAATTTATAATATGGCATCGCTGATACTAAGTTCAGAAATAGCCGCCTATAAACAAGCGATAAATGATCATTTTGATACTTTCAAAAGGTTAATAACTGTTCATAAAACTCCAGTTAAAAGAATAACTATATCAACTGCTAATCCACAGATAGTAGGATATCAAACTGATTCGGTAGAAGAACAAATCGAATATGTTTCACAAAGTGAAAATTTTTATGCCATAGTTAAATATGAAGATCGCAATAATCAAGATATAGTAGAACAAATACAAATTAAAACAAACAACCAAGTCGTATCAATCAAAGTAAAAAGCGATGCTAGAAACTATATATTAAATAGCAAAACAGAAAAAATTACTTTTGATGATAAAAGTTTTAATGTAGTAAGCGCAGATATAATCAAAAATTATCAAGGGTTAATATATTATCTTTTTTATATAGAAGAAACAAAGTAAAATGGGCTCTGTAAATTACGCTTCGGTAAGAGAAAAAATTAAAAATTCAAAAAAATTAGAAAATTTAGTGGATAAAAGAATCAATAATGGTATTGAAGAAGCAAAGAATAATTTCATATCTCAATTTGAAGAACACCCAGTCACTCAAGAAATAAAGAGTGGTCCAAACGCAGGAAATGATTCTGGGACTTTAAACGGCAAAGGAAATCTTTTTAGTTTCATAGGTTTTGAAGCAGGATCAAATCCTATTGGTCCAGTTTCTAACTTCTTAAAAAACGCATTCCAAGTTAAAAAATTAAAGACTGGAGTTTCTAAGTCTAAAATTGTTATGAATTATAAACTTTACTATCCTACAGAAAAAGATTTAGATGCTTTGACTCCAATGCCTTGGGAACCAGGAAATAGCTGGTTAATTAAAATTGAAAAAGGAATATCTGGTTTTAGTAATTACGTTAATAAAGCTTTTGGAAAAGGCAGGTCTGGAAGTGGTTTACAGTCTGAAAATAATGTGCGATCTGGTAATTTTAAACCAACTAAATACGTATCAGAAATAGTTAACGACTTCTTAAAAAGTGTAAAGAAGATTAAATGAAGACGCAGTTTGATAATCTAGTTACGTCTAGCATGATGCTATTTATTGATCATAAATTATGCTCAAAAGGAGAAGCTTTTACTAATTATAGTGGTCAAATATACCCTATTGAAAGTAGTTATTATTCTTATAATACGTATGCTTTACCATTTAGACAAATTATAGCTGATAGTTCAATTAGTGGCGCTAATATTATGTCTGGAGTTTATGTTGGCAATACATTCACTCCTGTAAATACAAGTAATCTAATAGGAATCAACCATTATAGAGGTCAAGCCTATTTCAGCGGTTTAGCAAGTAATACCTTGAGCGGTAGATATTCTGTAAAAGATTTTAATGTATATTTAACAAATAAACCAGAAGAAGAGATATTATTTGAAACTCAATATAAAGTAAGGCCAAAAATAGCTCAAAGTTTAACTGGATTAGCTGATAATACCGAAACAATTCCATCTATATTCATAAAAAGTAATGGTGGGGTAAATGAGCCATTTGGCTTTGGGGGTATTAAAAATACTATGTTAGATATAAGAGCTATTGTTATAGCTGATAATTTATACAATTTAGATGCTGTTTGCTCAATTCTAAGAGATACAAATAATAATTTTGTTTATACAATTGAATCTAGCGATTTAGGGCTAGATAATTTAGGCAATTTCACTAGTGGTTACTATAACTATAATAATATAGTTAATAATAAGATAAATAGCACAGATAAGCTCTATATAGAAGAGGTAAGAGTGAGTAAAGTACCAAATTTAGGATTTAATAGTTCTAATTATAAAAATACTTTATTCACTGCTTTTATTGATTTTACTCTAAGAAAAATTAGAGGAAATTTAAATTAAAAGTTCTCATGCAACCTTATTTAATGTAATTTCAAGTGAATTGATAGGAGATAAAAATATATGGGAAATGTAACATACTATCCAGCACAAAAACTAACAGTTGGAGGAACAGAAATTAATCTAGTTCAAAGCGCCGATGTAGACTTCAGTATTAGTCGTCAAGACGTTTTTGAATTCGGCAATCTTTATGCTATTGATAATATCCAAGTTGAACCACCTACTGCTACTTTAAATTTTTCTTATATTCTTGCTACTGGAATTAATAATCATACTCTTTTAGGTTTAAATAATTTTGATACTTTATTAGGTGACGTAGCTGGCAAACAATATATATTGAGCGGAGCAGGAGCACTAACAATCCCTAGCGGACTAATAAGTTCTTATGCTGTAGAAGCTTCTGTAGGAAATTTACCAACAGTCACAGTTAGCGTTCAAGCTCTTGATGCTACATATGTTGCTGGAACTCCAAGTTATCCACTCGTAGGTACAAATTCTGATATTAATGTTATTCGTCCAGACGAAATTGTTGTTACCATCGCAGGTACCGCATACGAATGTAGATCTTTTAGTTTCTCGCTTGATATCCCACGCGAATATATAAATAAATTGGGTGCATTAACACCAATTGCTAATATTATTTCTGGTCCACCTAAAGTTTCAGTTGACGCAGAAATTATTCTAAGGGATAGCGCTAATCCTAAATTCGCTAATAATAGCAAAAATAACGTAAGTATAGCTTGCGGAAGTTTAACTTATACTATTAGTGATGCTAGATTAGCCAACTTCACAACTAATACAACTTTAGATGACATCCAAGTTGCATCAATCTCACTAGAAGCTCCTGTCAAATCTGCTGCTGCAATTGCGATCCCTGGTTAAGAATTTTAATTATTATATAATAAATTAGACTTTCGGTTTGGTTTGGCGTATGATAATTTAAAGGTTAAAGGTGTTATGTCAAAGGAACAAGAATATCTATCATTTCAAGTTAGAAGAAAAATCACTTCTTTATTTAAGAATTATTTTATAATACTAGAGGATATAATCAGAGAAAATCCCTCCATATCTCAAGAAAAATATAATCAAATTCGTAAAAGAATCTTAGATTATGGTAATGATACCATTAGAGAAGTCGAACAGGACATTAATCAATTTAAGATTTCTTTATGAAAAAATTAAAGTTTGATTTTCCTGCTCAAAGTATTATTGAGAATAATTTAGGCTTACAATCAATACAAAGAACATTATCTAGAGATTATAAAATATATAGCCCAAAAATAGAAACTTTAACAAGCAATAAATTTATATCTATATATAGCACTTGGGATACGAAAAGAAAAGAAGACTTTGTCAGAACTGTGGCTGGAAAAATTAATTTTAAAAAAGTTAAAACTTTTTTTGACAATCAAATAGGAGAGAATACATGATAAATCAAAAATATTTATATCACTTTACAGAAAATCAAGTTATAGAAAAAGAACAAATTGAAGAATCTAAAAACGAACAAGGGGAATTAGTAAAAACTATAAAAACCTTGAAAGAAGAGAAACCGATAGAATTTGCAATTAAGAAACCCAATAGAGTACTTTTTGATGAAGCCGAACTATTCTATGGCGTGAAATTAGCAGATGCAATTAAAGCTGGTATGTTAACGAAAACATTAATGATAAAAAAATATGATAAAGATGGTGGGATTTTTACAGAGAACGAGCTTGAAAGAGTTAAGGGTACACTAGAAGAACTAGGAAGAATCCAAAGCTCAATTGACGTTTTAAATAAAAAAGAAGAAAATAAAGAAACCTTAACAGAAGATGAAGTTAAAGAAAAGGTAGATTTTGAAGCTCAAATTAAATCTCTAAGACTTGAATTAGTAGATATAGAAAATAGTAAAAATAGCTTGTTCGAACAAACAGCTGAACATCGTGCAAGAAATAAGATTATGATGTGGTGGGTTCTTCAATTAGCTTATAGAAAAGATGGAGACATTTATACTCCATTATTTAATGATGGTTCATATGATCAAAAGCTTAAAAAGTATGATGAAATTGAAGAAGGTGATGATAACTTCATGAAAAGTATTGTAACTAAATTTGCCTATTTTATTAGTTTTTGGTATGCAGGTAAAGCCTCTAAACAAGAAGAATTTAAAGTCATAGAAGACTACTTAAAGGGAGAAGCAGGAGCTTGATAGACTTAGCTGACAAGAAGCTTAAACTTTTATTTTTTGAGATATGTAGTGGCGCTTCAAAAGTTTCAAATAAAGATAAACAATTCTATATAAAGCACTTTGGCGATTTTGATTCTGGAGAATTCGAAGAGTATTTTTTTGAGAATTATGAAATGGCTAAAAAAAGCGGTCTGCCTAACCTAGAAGAAAAAGAAAAATTCTTAATTGAACAGAACTATTGGACAAAAGATAAAAACAAAGAATTAGAATATAAAACGGCCAAGTTAAATAACTTAGAAAAAACACAATCAAAATTGTTTCTAAAAAGTCACATAGATAAAAATAAGAAAGAAATTCAAGAGCTCAGAAGTGACGTTAAAGAGTTAAGCAATGAGAAAAATGAACTCTTAGGCGTTTCAGCTGAAACATACTCTCAAAATAAACTCGAATATTTCTATATTTTAAATTCATTTTATAAAGATAAAGCTCTAAAAGAAAAACTATTTGATTTTTATAATGATGATGTAGATCCAAATGCTTATTATGAATATATTGTAATACATAACAAGACTATTGAAAAGTTTAATGTTGACAACATAAAGTCTTTAGCTATATCTTCATTTTTCCAAAACGCTATAAGTACATCTAATGAAAATTGTTATTATCTATTTAATAAGCCAATATACTCATTGACTTATTATCAAAATAGTATATTCACTTATGGTAAATATTTTAGTAATATATTAGCTATGCCAGAAGCTAGAAAACTAGAAGATGGCATAAAGAACAATCCAGACAAACTAATAGAATGGTATACAGCTTTTATTAATTTTAAAAATAAAAACCCAAGTGGTTCTGGTAAAGGTCTGAGCTTTGTTATGGGCGCAAATAAAGAAGATATGGAGTATCTAAAGCAAGATTCAAAAATGGACATGAATGATATAGCAAATGCTAAAGGTGGCAAATTAGATATTCAAGACTTAGCAAAATTATCTAAAATATAAAAATATAAGTGTAATCATATCATAGGAAAAAGGTTAAACTATGAGTGATATTATCATTTCGGTTGATGGAGATACAAGGCCATTAGAGTCTAAATTAGGCAAAATATCTTCTAAAACGATTAATTTAAATCTAAAGGATAGCTTATCTCAGCCTTTAGGTAGAATCACTGGCAAAGTATCAGAATTTGATAAGTCTTTAGAAGCTTCTAATGCCCGCGTTTTAGCATTCGGAGCATCAGCAGGAGCAGTTTATGCGGTACAAAAAGCATTCTCAGAAGTCGTTAAGTCAACTATAGAAGTAGAAAAAAGCCTAGCAGATATAAATGTAGTTTTAAATGCTTCATCAAAAGACCTTGAAAGATTTAGTAATAGTTTATTTAATGTAGCCAAAAATACAGGTCAAAGTTTTGATGCTGTCGCTAAAGCTGCTACAGAATTTGCTCGTCAAGGATTAGGAATTCAAGAAACATTAAAGAGAACAAGTGATGCTTTAATTCTAAGTAGACTTTCTGGATTAGACGCAGCAAAAAGCGTAGAGACTTTAACAGCAGCAGTAAATACATTTAGTCGCGCTGGACTCACTTCAACACAAGTTATCAATAAATTAGCAAATGTAGACGCTAGTTTTGCTGTTAGTACTGGTGATTTAGCAGAAGCTATTAGTAGAGTAGGTAGCACAGCTCAAGATGTTGGCGTAGACATTGATCAATTAATTGCGTTAGTAACATCTGCTCAACAAACCACAGCAAGAGGTGGTGCTGTTATTGGTAATTCATTTAAGACTATTTTTACAAGAATTCAAAGATCAGATACTCTTGATGCATTAGAAGGAGTTGGAGTAGCGGTTAGAGATTTACAAGGAAATACTTTACCAGCAATTCAAGTATTACAAAATTTATCTAAAGTATTCTATACTTTGAGTGATTCTCAAAGAGCTTCGATTGCAGAAACTGTTGGTGGCGTTTTCCAAATCAATATTTTAAGAGCTGCATTATCAGATTTAGGCAAAGAATATAATACTTATAATAGTGCTTTAGGAGTTTCAAGAAGTGCTACTGATCAAGCTATCAAAAGAAATGAAGCTTTAAATCAAACTCTTTCTGCTTTAACAAATAAAACTTTCGTTGGTTTAAAAGAAGCTGCTGCAAAAATAGGCGAAATCACTATAGCTCCTACTTTAAAAATGGGGATGGGAGGATTAAATTCAATATTAGATGAATTCAATAAACCTCAAGAAACTCAAGGAGTTGGAACAAAAATTGCTACAGGAGTATTAACTGGAATTGGAAATTATTTTAGTGGACCAGGTCTTGCGTTAGTTGGTATGGCATTTATTAAAATATTTGGAGGACTAACTAAATTTAGTGCAGAAGCTCTTAAAAGTTTATTAGGCATAGCTAGTTCAGCAGATAAAATAGCAGCAGCTCAAGAAAGAGTAAATGCAATTTTAGCTCAAAATCCAAGTTTAATACAAGCGATTATTTCTAAAGAAAGTTCCCTTCTACAAGTAGAGGGAGAAATCCTAAAAATTATACAAGCTCAAAATGCAGCAAGAGCAGTTGGAGCAAATGTTTCGTCGAGAATATCTCCAGCAGTAGCAGCTTTGCCAATGCCAAAAGTAAAAGTAAAATCTCATGGACATATTCCAAATTTTGCTGCGGCAGCAATGCAAGAAATGATGGGCGCATATGCTGGAGGATACGAACCAGGAGATGTTAAAAAAACTAATGGGATGTATTATAATACTGCAGAATCATTAGTGCAATTTCCTGGAGCAAATGGTCCAGCTATAGTTCCTCCACAAAATAGTGATGCTGGAAAAAATTATAGAAAAGAATTTCAACGTTCTGCTGGATTTGATCCTTATGCATCAAATGGATTTATTCCTAATTTTGCAGATAAACCAATTATAGTAGATCCAAACATAAATACTAAAGTTGGTATGATATACCCTAAGAAAGAAGATAAACCAGGCATAGGTACTGGAATAGCAGAATATGGGAAAGGCGAATCAAAACAAAAAGTTAAAATATCATTTCCTAAATCTGGTTATAATGTTAAACAGGGAGTAAAGCCTAAAGATGTAGATTTAGAAAAACAACTTGGTGATAAAATAGTAGAATTTACTAATAGTTTTTCATCAAGAATATTCCAAGGTAGCGGACAACAACCAAAAATATCTAATATAAATCAATTATCCAATGCTGGATCATTTAAAAGTATTACTGGGGCAGTTTTTGAATCAGCAGTAGGGCTTGCTACAGGCTCTTTAAACGAAGGCCGAGCTCAAAATGCACCAATAGATTTTGCTTCGCCAACCACAGAACTTAAAAAATTATTTAATGGACTCCAGGCTTCTCAATATGAAGCAAAAGTTAACTCTAATCCAGATCAAGTTAATAGTGTTGCTCAAAAGATATTAAATCTAGGATTAGTTTCTGGAGGTCTAAAAGGGAAAATAGCTAAACAATTAGGTCCAGATTATAAAAAAGAAACTAATCAAAAGGTGCTTGGTTTAGAAAGAAACGAGTTGGAAAGGATAAGAGATTCAGGAGGCAAATTAACTCCAGAGCAATCAAATAGATTAACTAGATTAAATAGTTTGAAAAAAAATAAAGCTGCTGCTGGCTTTATACCTAATTTCTCTGCTCTTCAAGAAGCTATGCAAAGAGAACAAGCCGCTGGAATAAATCCAAGTCAAATTAGGGTTGGATCAGATTCATCTTTAGCTGGAAAAGATAATCCATATGGACTTGGAATTTATAATACAAAAGACGAACCAGCAGGATTAAAGCAAGGAATAAATAGATCAAAAGGACATATACCAAATTTTGCTATGCCAGTTGCAACGCCTGGAGCAGGAAGCATACCAGTTCCAGAAATGAAAGAACTTGGAAAAAGCGCGAAAGATGCATCAACTGCTCAAGAAAAACATACCGCTAAAATGCAACTTGCTCAAGGAAAACTACTCGCTTTTGGAATGGGTATGTCAGTTCTTCAAGGCACAATGATGCAATTTGGAGATCAAACTAGCAAATTATCTCAAGTGATGAATTCAGCTACTAGCGTAATTAGCACAGCTAGTACTGGTCTTGGTACATTTGGCACAGGTAAAGGAGGAATTGCTGCTACTGGAGGAATGTTAGCTATGCAAGGTGTAGCAGGACTATCTGCTTCAGCAGACAAACCACGCACAACCGAAATAGCAAAATTAAATGCCGATTTAGATAAAATGAGAGAATCTGCTGGAAAATTAGATGGAGTAGTTAGTCAATTAACTCCAACTTTAAATGATTATGCAGCTGAAATGGAAAAGTCTTTACCAGACCAATCTAAAGTAAAAGAATTTAAATCTGCTATATTAAATAGCATATCTACTTTAGGTCCAGAGATGCAACAATCTATAATGAAAAATATATCTTCTCCTAAAGAGGTTCAAGGAACTTTAGCTAAAGCCCAAGAAAAAAGTGGAGCAGCTCAAGCAGAAAATCAATTATCTACTCAACTAAGTCAAAAACAACTATCAATAAGACAAAATATGGGAGCTCAAGGACAAATTGGCAGAATATTAACAGCTGTTCCTGGTATGTCAGGAATAGGAGAGAAGATGATGAATAGGCAAGGCCCAGACAACGCTTTTAGCCAGCAAGAACAGGAATCTATTTCGGGTGATTTATTATCTCCATTGACTAAAACTACTGAAGGTACGGTAGCTTTAGCAAATAGTTTAGCTGCTACAGCTGGAAATTCAAATGATTTTTTTAAAAAATTAGAAAATGTATCTGCTTCCCTTGGAGTAAATACAGAATCTTTTGGAAAATTAAATTCTATTCTTGCTAGTTCTCCACAATCCGCTGGGGCACTTGAAAAAACTATAGTAAAAGCTTTAGAAGCTTCAATTAAAAAAGCAAAAGAATTAGCCCAACTTTCTGGTGGAGGAGCTACTACTTCAAAAAATTATACTGGAATTAGTAAATTATTTGGTAACACAAAAGAAGAGCTTTTACATCCAGCTGGAAAAAGTAGTTATGAAATGGAAACAGCTTCGGCTGGATATCTTTACAATCAAACTAAAGATAAACCTGGTTTAGAAAATCTACATGGTGAAGCTGCTGGTCAATTAATGGATCAACTTAATAAAGGTGGAGTTAGTTTAGAGCAAATTGAAAAACTTGCGCCAAATTTATCAAAAGATTTTCAAAAAATGGCTAGCAATAGACTAGAAAGACAAAAAAGTGTTATGGGAGATGCTCTTACCGCTGGTGGAGCAAATCCAGAAGAAGTAAAAAAATTATTAGAAAATTTTAAACCACCCGATGCTGCTGAGACATTAACAAAAGAACTTTTTGGTGAATTACCAGCAGATATAACTAAAATGGGAACTTTTATAGTAGCTCAAACCGCAGAGCAAATCAAATCAAATTCTGCCGCTGTTGCTTTAACAGATGCTTTAACTAACCTTAGAAGTGCAATTGAAAAAAATCAAAATCCAACAGCTAATGCGGCAGGATTTGCGGAAAATGCTACAAACCCAGAGACACCTAAACCAGATATCTTAAATAGTGCATTGGCTGGTGGTGGTATAATAACAGCTATAACTACTGGTGTTGTATCAGCGGTTGGATCTTCTTTGGTTAGTAAAATGCTTGGCACAGCTGCAACTGCTGCTCCTGCGGTTGGGACTGCTTCGACTACTGCAGTTGGGGCTACTACGACTGGTGCAGTTACAGGTGGGGTTGTTGGTGGTACTGAAGTTGCGGCTGGGGCTGCTGCTGGTGGTGCTGAAGTTGCAGCAGCTACTGGATTAACTACTGTTCTTGGCACAATAGCCGCTGGACTAGCAGCGTTTGCTGGTGGAGCAGCTGTTGGATATGGAGTAAGTCAAATATCTGCTGGAAAAGATGAGCAAGGCAACGATCAAAACGTGGCAGAGAAGTTGGGGGGTGCTATGTATAATGCCGCACCATCACTTTTTGGAGGTAATAGTGAACAAGATCAGCAAGCTTTAGACGATGATTATAATAAAAAACTTGCTAAAGAAAACGAACGATCTAAAAAAATAAAACAACAAAAAGCACTAGAATCCGCTCCAAAAGTAGATCAACAAACTGAAGATCAAGCTAAATCAGCAGAAACAATTGCAAAAAAAGAAGCACCTCAGCAAAATCAAACAACTAATATAAATGTTGCCCCAAGTGTTAGTGTCTCACAAGTTGCCGCTACTGATAAAGCTGAACTTCAAAAAATGATAGAAGCAGAAGTTAAGAAATTTGGAGAGACTATTATTAAGATCGCAGATGATAGATCAAAAGCAAGATTAAGTGGCACAGTCAATCCCCCACAAGCTATGCAAAGACAGATGGGATAATTTAGTATGGCATCTTTTAATATATCTTTAGATTATCCAGAAATTACAAGCGCCACAAAGAGCATAGAAAAAAATCAAGCAAATATATTATTAAAAACCGTACAAGATATCACTGTTAAGGGGAATTTACTAGCGATAAATAATCAGTCTGATTATGCCGCAATATGGGATCAAATTAATGCTATAAGTGATAACTCTAGCGCAAAAAATTGCACTCTTAATTTTGCAAATCTAGTTTCTTACTCTGGAGCTAAAATATTAAATATAAATTTTGATGAAACAAAAAATCAAGACGTTAAGAGCAAAAACTTTTCTATAACTTTCCAAATATATGAAGCAGTTACAAGTTCGATGTTAACATCATACGGTGTGTCATTAACAGATTTAAAAGATTTAGCAGATGTTAAAATAACGCAATCCAAAGAAGACAATATGGAGGGAACTAATTTAATAACTTCTGTGAATTTATCTTTTAATGAAAATGCAAGTACCTTTTCAAAAGGTAGAGCCGAAGCAATTAGTAAAGTTATACTTGCCGCAACAAACGCATTAACTCTTACTGCTTCTAGAACAACTTCTTCTAATATATATGATGAAAAAACTGCATCTTATACATTCATAGAAACAAAAAACAAATTCCGAGGAAGCTCAGGCGGATTTGCAATTTTAAGATCTAATAATTATAACATTCAAAATAATGGAGCAATTAATGTAACAGAAACTGAGCAAATAAAAATTGAAAAAAATACTTATACGATAGGTGAACTTTATAGTAAAGCCGATTCAGATGCTAATGCAGCTAGAGGTAGATGTATAGCTTTTATAAACTTGTATTATAATATATCATATGGAGCTGTTCCATCTCAATATAGAAATGTATGGATTGAATCAAGTAGGCAAATAACAGTAGACGAGGCTCCAGGAACAGCTCAATATACAGTATCTATAACTAATGAACCAGAATACGCCAACAATGTTAGAGTAGAGATTGTAAATACTATAGAAGATCTTAAAAAAGAAGACTCAAAAAGAAAAATAACAAGGGGCACTATAACTGGCATAGGAAGTCCTCCAAATAAAGAACTTGCTCCTGCAAGTAATAAAAAATTATCATATGCAAAAACTTATTTTGATACTAATTATAAACCTAAATTTGTACAGGCAAAAACTTATACAGATAGGACAAGTGAAGTAAGTGGAGCGAAATATAAAACTTATATTACAAATGGAGATGTTTCATATAATATAAGTGAAGGCTCTATAAGCTTTAGCCTAACTTATGAAAGTAAACCAACTTTTACAGTGAAAACTGCGACCATGCTACATGGTTCGGCAGAAATATCAACTGAATCTGCAGTTAATTTAGCAAATCAATTTATCGTAATTGGAGGACTTTCGCCAGGAGAAGAACTAATACAACAAGGCGCGCAAGCCAAACCAATAAATGAAAACTTAAAAGTGCAAGGTGTTTTCAAAAGTGCCAAGGATTTACAAACTTATATATCTACTTTTAAAGATTTAGTAAAAAATGTTTACGCAAACGGAATTATTAGATCAATCAATGTCTCAGCTAATTTAATTGAAAGATCTTTTCAAGCTAGCGCATCTTGGTTTAAATTTGGTGAATATAGAGAGAGATCATCATTTGAAGCTAAAGTAACCGCAAAAAGTGAAGTGCAAATATAATGAGCAATATAAGTTTACCATATGGTTTTTTAGAAGGCTCAAGTTTAGCTGATAAAAAGATTACAGCTTTTGCTACCAAAAGAATAGAGCCAATATTTAATGGCCCAATTCAATACGCAAATAAGGTAGTGTTTACAATAGAAGGAGAATATCTTCCTCAAGGAGTTGAAGGGAATATACCTAATCAAGCAACAATTGGTATTAAAACATTTTTAGATAGTTTTTCTACATTAAATAATGGTAATTGTACGCTTTCAAGTATAAATTTGAATGAAGCTAATTGGATTGGTCATATTCCATATACTGTAGAATGCGAATGCTATAGTTTCATGGATGATAATTTAAATAAGACTATAAATGCTAAAAATGAAATAAGTGTTACCGAAAATATAGATGGAACAATTTCTATTAATAGAAGTATAGACGTAAGTGCAATATCAATTGCTGGTTCAAATGCTCTAACTAACGCAAAAACTTTTGCTCAATTTCTTAGTGGACAAACATCAAGTTGGAATTTAAATTACTCTACAAGCTCTAAAAATGGAACTTTTGGTTCAACTGTATTAAATAGTTCTTCAGAAACAGCAGACGTTACTAATGGAAGTTACAGTATACAACAAAATTTTACAGCTAATCTCTCAAACACGCATATAAACAAAAAAGCTATAGTAAAAAACAATATAGAAAAACAATCCAGTATTGATGGATTGGCTACGTTAAATATAAAATCTAGCGTTATAGGAGGAATTAATTCATCTGAACTAGAATTAAAAAGTCTAGCAAAAACAAACGCTTTTTCTCCTCCTGCAGATTTTTATTTAATATCAAATACGACTAGTTATGATGATGTCCAAAAAACAATTGAAATTAATACTGTTTATTCTAATGATTTAACTATAACTAAAAATGGAAATAAAGTCACAAATAGTTTAAGTTTTAATTATGATTTTTTTGCTCAAACTACAAGCGCTTCATTTAATTCTGAATCTAAACCAGCTACAGTAATAAAATCTACTAACAATACAAAAGCAGATTTATCTAAAGACATTTCAAAACAAATAAAAGATTATGATCCTTTAGGACAAAATCTTATCTTAGAGGGCGCAAGCGATAGCGATAGTATTTTAACCCAATCATCAGCATATTCAGAAAATTATATATCATCTCCTGCTGTGCAAGGTGGTTCGCAAGGTATATCTATGCATGATCTTAGCTGTAATATTGATTATCAGGCTGGATTTCCACAGAATACTTTTGCACCAATTTTAAGTGGTAAAGGTGAATATTACCTTGAAAATTTAGATTTTGTTAACAATTCAGTCTTGACTGTTTCAGTGCAAGGAAAATATGTTACTACTCCACCTACCGTAAGCTTTTTTAAAGATTTTGTAACAAGCGGGGAAATAGTCAAATTAAGCAAAACTTTATTATTAAAAGACGAAATTTCAATTGACCATAAAAATAGAACTTTTAATTATACAAAACAAACCGTTGGAAATGATTCAACCTTCAAGGATATAACATGAAAAATAGTACTAAATATTTTTTAAATAATCTTAGCGTCGGGACCGAGGATTATATATTGCATTATATGTTTGATAGCGATAATTTTAGTGGAAATTATTACGTATATAATAATTCTACTTATGAAGATTATACTGGATATTATTCTGGATCAAATTTAACCAATAATTTAAATAAACAAACTGGATATTTATATTTTACTGGCACAAGTAATTTAAAGATAAACCTTAAAGACTTTCAGAGCGATTCTTATACATTTTTGCTATCTTACGAAAGAACTAACAATAGTCCTTGTGTGTTATTTTCTAATTTAAATACTGGCGCTAATGGTCAATATTACGGTTTTAATGCTTGTGTTAATAGCTATAATAATCTTTTAATTGAATATTATGATTCTAATAAAGAATTAAAATATCTTTCTCCAAAATACAATCTAGACACAAAAGGGATTATTAGCTTTAGGGGTTACGCTGATAATATTTTCTTGAGTTATTATAATGCTGCATATGATGATTTATTTACTGAAGCTTTTTCTATTGATAATAATATTTCGCCAAACGTAAGTGGTTTAATAGTCTTGGCTAGCGGAAAGTTTTCTAACTTACCAAATTATAGTGGCTACATCAAAGACTTTATCTTTATCGACAAAAACATAAATGATTCTCAGTTAAATAAAATTATAGATCAATTCACTTATAATTTAAAAACATACTATACTTTTGAGAAAGGCGCAGAATCTTACAGCTATAGTAATTACCCAGAGGATGTTACTCATGTTTTTGATAGTTATGTTGATGTAACTGGTTGTTTTAATAATACATTTTTAGATAATACTGGAGTAATTTATGGCAGTATAACAGGAAGTAATTATAGTTTAGATCTTACTGGAATCACTGGATACAATTTAACTACTCCACAAAATTTATTATTATTAAAAAATAAAATTAAAAAATTTGAATATTTTGGGGATGGAACAGCTTTAGCTTTATTACAAGATAATACTATTACTGGATGGGGAAGTAATGATCAAGGATCTCTTTATGGAGTTACTGGATACGCTGGACATTGGACTGGATCTCCAGTTGGAAAACTAACAAATATAACAGACATATCTTGCAAAAATAATTTTTGCTTTGCCTTAAAAGATGATAATACGGTAACTGGGTGGGGAGATAATGGTTACGGAAAGATATATGGCACAATATTATATACCGATCCAATGAATAACATTTTTACTGGAAATTATAGTGACACTCCACTTGGCCAATTAACAGATATTACTAGTGCTAAAGTTGGATATAATCATTCATTATTCTTAAAAAATGATGGAACATTAATTATTTGGGGAGATAATAGTTTTAATCAAGTTGCATTTATTAATGATAGAGAGAATTTAAATTATCCTCTTAAAATACAAATTACTGGCATATATAATGATTGGAGCTATCTTTCTGGATTAACTTTAAACTATACTGGACAATATAACTCTAAACCAGCATATAAATATACCAATGATCTTGAAAATTTTGGTCTTTCCTTATATAACAATACAACTGGCTGGATTTTAGATTATGGTAGTTTATCTGATGTTATTGAAATTACTGGTAATACAAGCTTGCCAACAAACAACAATTTAAATATTCCATATCAAATAGTAATTGAAAATAGTCAAGATACAGGAATTAATGGATTATATATTTATAGAAGTGTAGATTCAATTTATTGGAAAGATGGCACTAACTCTAATGTGATCATTGGAAATGATGGAGGATATGGTAATAACGTATGGGGTATTGAATCTTACGGAGATATAGTTTATTTTAATAGTGGAATTGGTTCGCCAAGTTTATTTCCTTTAACTGGTTGGAGTGGAAATAATGAATTTGATTACTATGGTGATATTACTATCAAACCAAAATATGTTCAATTGGATTATGTATATAATAGTGATACTGAAGGAAGATTTACTGGAGTTTTTGAAGAGACTTTGATAGCTCAATTAACTGGAATATCAAAAATATCTGTTGGAGGATATCATAATGTAGCTTTAAAAGCAGATGGAACTGTAACTGGTTGGGGCGGAGAAGGTCTTGACGCAAATCCAAGAGGTGGAAATGGCTTAACTGGAGTATTAGATATTGCTGCTGGAACTACTCATACAATAGCTATATTAAATACTAATAACTCAATAACAGGTTGGGGAGATGATATGCATGGTCAAGCTGGTGATCCACTTGGTTTAACTGGCGCAATTCAAATAGATGCTGGATTTAATTTTTCTACTATTCTTTTAGCAAATAAAAATTTAAATTATTATGGATTAGTAGGATTTGGTAATTTCTTAACAAATGTTAAAAAATATAATAGTTCAGAATATGGAACGTATGCAGAATATATAACTGGTCAACAAGTTAAAAATTTAGTTTCTGGTAACGCTTATTTTAATTATACCATAGAAGTTGAAAGACCGACTATAGTAACAGAAACAATAACAACAATAGTTAGTCAAATTTCTGGTTATGAAAATCAACTATTATTTTCTGGAGTAACTGGATACAATACTGGTTGGTATAAAGATATCCCAGATTTTTGTGGAACAGGATTTCCGCTTTATCTTATTTCTGGTATTATCGGAACTATCACGGGAGATGTATTAACTGGAATTGATATAACCACTTCATCTTCTATTTCTCAAAGAGTAGTTCTCTCAAATCAAACTTATCAAACTGGATTTTCTTCTGGTATTTACGACTCTCTCAAAACTGGAAATTATATTTATGAATTTAATTATACCAATAATGGTAATGATGTTAACGGATTAGAAAATTTATACTTAGATTCTGGTTATTATACTCAACAGTCTAAAAATATTTTAGACAGAGAAAATTGCTTGATAACAAATAAAAATACCACCCTAAATTATAATAAAAATTATACTTTAGAGAAGAACATAGAATTCTTAAAAGATTTTGGTGTTGACTTATTATTGATTAATCAACTTATAGATAACAAAGATATAATTGAAATTTACTTATTTAAAATAAATAGCGGCCTAAATGTAGATTTAAATAATTCATTATTAATGAGCAAGTCTTCTAAAGATTTTAGATTTAATAATAGCGGATTAAATTATTCCGTAAATTTAAATGGTGTAGCTCAAATTACAGGGAGCAATTATACTATATCTAATACGACATTAGGTTCTCCAGTTTCATTTTATGAATTTAGTGATAATCTTGATGGGGATTTCATCAAAACTAATGAATTTTTATTAAATTATACTGGTCAGACTGGTCAAGCTTTATCAACAAAAGACTTTTTATATTTAAATGGTCAAAAATTAATAAGTGGATATCAATATAATTTTGGGTCTTCTGCTGTGAGCTTTGTTACTGGAAACATTCCTGTCACAGGATTAATATATGGATTTAATGTGTTGGTTGATTATGTTGTATATACTGGTAATATGTATACTTTTGATTTACCTAGATTTAGTAAAAATAGTGAATTAATATGGTTAAATGGTATTAAATTAAGATCTGATAGCTATTATGAAATTTCAGAAAATGATTCTTTTTATAATCCAATTTTTAGTGACAAAACAGCTGTAAATATATATAATAATACGGATAATTATTTTAATGAGTACTAAAAATAAAGTAGAAGCTATAACGCTAAATGGAAGCAACCAATATATGGGTGGCAAAATATATTTTTGCAGTTTTAGTCCAAATTTTAGTGAAAAGCCAAGCGAAGTTCAAGTTAATGTGATAAGTGAAAATGGTACATATTCTAAGCCAAATATTAATTTTAGTGCTCCAGTAAAAGTTAAAATTGGAAAATTAGATCTTGGCGATATGTACCCTTATAAATATAAAAATCGATATTCTTCTCAAGGAAATATTTTAGAAGTGTCATTTATAGATCCAAGTTTTATTTTAGATAAAATTTTTGTTGGATTAATTGGTAAGCATGGATGGAGTACAACCTTCGCAAAAGAAATAAAAGAATCAAATGAAAAAACTTTCTCAGAAGCTTTAGGAATACCTAGTAGTAGCAGCAGCAGTAGTAGCAGCGGTGTTGGCGAAGGTACTGACATTTATCATAGAGTAACTGATAATTTTTGGTTAATTGGAAGACAATTTCATCCTTGCGATGAAAATAAAGATAATGTCATAACTCATCAAGAAGCATATAATGTAGATCCTTGTGATCCATGTCCATCTTGTCCAGAAGATAAATATGAGAATCGTTGCAAAGAATTAGCTTATACAACTATATTTGAAGTAGGATACTGTTTTCAAGATCTAATTGATACGGTTTCAAGTTTTAAGATTAAGCAAGGTTCAACAGACATAACTTTAGAAACTCCTCAAGGATTAACTATAGATCAATTAAATAAATTCTATAGAGACTACCACGGACCTTTAAGAGAAGTCTTAACAGCTTGGGCAAATGATTTTGGTCTTAATTGGTATTACGATATAAAAGATAAAAAAATTAAATTCATCGATATCTCGTCGAAAGAAATACAAGTAGATGTTAAAACTACAATTGCTAAATATGATAAAAAAAGTCTTATTTCTTATGATCACGAAGTATCTGCTGAAAATACTAGTCAACGAGGCGCAATCTCTTGGTATGAAAGGGGTGGAGAAAGAAAAAGCGCAGACTGCTCGAAGGCTAATACGGTTATACTTTCTGCGCTATATGGGGCCGATTATCTTGGTAATAGAAGTCGAACTCTTCTTAAAGGAGATGACATTAATTCTAATACGGACATAATGGGCTCAATATTAAGAGCTTATAACCCATTACTTCGTGAATTATTCTGGCAAAGAGCCGTTTATAAAATGAACAAATCATCAGATCTAATAGATTATATCAATGATTTTTCTATAGGTGCTGGTAGCAGTAGCAGCAGCAGCAGCAGCAGTGTTCCATTTGGAAGTTTTGGTGATGATAATTATGAATATCAATCATCTAATAATAAAATACTACCAGAACTAGGAGATATGCAAATTCTTGCAGTTATTGATTGCGGTTTATCTAAAACCGATAAAGAAAAAACAACTTTTCAAAAATTTGCTAATGCTCAATATGAAGATCTAACAAGAAGCATGAACACTTACGATAGAATAAAATTTATTCAAAATAGCGGATTTTTTGTTGTTGCGTATATAAATGAAGATACTTTAGCTAAAAGGTACGATATGGAAGATGAGCTTTATAGTTTTCTTGGTAAATTTTTTATTAGAGAGCACCTTTTTCGTTTGTGTGGAATCACTGGAAATGATGAATTTGTAAAAAATAATACTAACTTAGAGTCTGCTGATGGCACAGCTACTATTTATTCTAAAAAAGATGGTATTGGTAGTCATCCATTAAGTAAATATAAATTTTATAAAAGTGGTTATTTAGGATGTATTGTTGGAAGTGGTAATGTATCTACGACAGATCCAAAATCAAATAAAGGAGCTATTGGACAGAGTCAAGGATTTCAAATGCAGGAAAGACAAGCAAATGGAATAAATACAGTGCAGTTACAAGAAACTCCTCAAAAATATGTTGATGCAGGAGGAAGTGCTGGATCTATGATATCTCCTGAAAAAGGTAAAGAAAGTATGTCTAGATTTGAGCAAACTGCAATTATTTTAGAGCGAGAACCTAAGTGGTATCCAGAAGTTCAATTATTTCAAGATCAATATAATGATTACATTAATAAAAATTTAAGTCAAATGGAATGGAAATTATTTGGAAATAATGGCATGCCTCCTGGATCCGATTGGGTGACAACAGCATTTGGAGGAAATACTGGATTTTTAAAAAGTGGAATAGCTGGATCAATTAAAGTATTTGTTGTGGAGACTGGAGATTTTCCTGTATATCCTTTATTCCAAGAAGATTTCGGTAGTACTTACTCGCATCCTATAGATCAAACGGCTACCGCTTCCAGAAAAATGCTAAGAAGAGTAGGCGGAAAATATTCTCCTCAAACTCCAATAGGATTATTAAATAATACATGTCATAAGATTAACTTTGGTAAAAGTAAAACTCTACCAGAAATTTATACTCCACCACATACTTTTGTCAAATCAACTAAAAAAGATTTAATAGAAAAAGATATTTTAAGTGAAACAAAGTCTCAAGGAGCAGGAGGAGGAGCTAAATCTTGTGATGTAGGTCTAGGAAAAGAACCTCACAGAGTGCCAGCTTATAGAGTATATGTTTCTCAATCTTTTTCTCAAGCGGTTACATTGCCAAAAATACAAACTGGAGTATTTTCGAATATGAAATGCGATACTGCCGTAAGAAATTTAAATGTTAGTTATACTAAATTAACTGATGATGATTTTAAAAGCTATACGGGAAGTAACGGTTATGGATGTATTCCTGATACAAGATATTTAGATGGAATAAATAACGCTTATACTGGGAATGTTTTTTCTAATACTGTACCAGATGATAGTTTGAATATAGAAATCAAAGGTTTACCAGATCTTCAAGACTACGCTCAAGAAATTAAGCAAGGTTTAGATAGTGTTAATATACAAATTTCTGATCAAGGCATTAATTCAACTTTGCAATACAGTACAAAAATGGTAAAAGGCATATCTTCAGATTTATTAAAATTCCAAAATTCTAGAAGATTTGATAAAAATGCTAGAGGCATATAATGGTAACAAACTCTTTCATAAGAAGAAATTTTTTAAACCAAACTGGAGATTTTAATACCACTTGGAAAATTTCTGCTAATAATCTTACTGGATCTGGCTCTTTTGGCTTGAGTGGAGTAGGACAAAATTATTCATTTACAATAAAAAGTGGAGAAATATATGACCCATATAATAAACTGCTTGGTTCATATCAAGTTAATATACCTTTTACTTTACAAAATAATATAAATAATTCAAAAGACTCCTTATATTATAATGAATCTCCTAAATTTTTATTTAAAACTAATGATTTTTTTACAAATCATAATTATAATTATTTTTTCGTTAATCCTTCTGGCCTAGATATTGATTTTGATTTTTTTATAAAAGGCGAAGCAACTACTTTACAAATTTCCACATTAAATCGTAGGTCTAAAAATGATAATACTAATGTCATAGTAAATACAATAACTGGTAAAATTGTTAACACGAATAGTAATTTAAATGTAAAAATTTTTGATGGAAATATTCTAGATGCTCCGCAGTATACATTATCTGGATTTCCACTATCTTTTAATGATACTGGATACTTTTACATAAATTCAGATAGTGGGACAAATAAATTTTTAAATAATAACTTAAATTTAGGAATGGTTTTAAACACTAATTTTGGACAAAGCAATTTTAATCTAAATATCGTAAATGAGTATATACCTTTTAGATTTTCTTCACTTTCACTAAGTCCAAGCGGGGATATGTCTATAGCCCAAGATCAAACATTAAATGTATTAGCTCAATATGGTACTGATAGTGGTTCGTTTTTAAATATAAAATTAGAGTATATATCTGGTTCGACTGGATTTTTTACTGGATATCTTCCAGGTACAGGATATGTAACTGATACAATTTATGGGATAATAACTGGATCTGGTTATATAGAAAAAATATTAAATTATCCAATCTTATTAACAGGATATAACGCATTCAAATCAAGTTATGATTATTCTGAGGCAACAAATATAAAAATAACTGGTTTTGCTTATGCTACTGGAGATGTTATATTTAATTATTCTGTGACTGGAACTGGATTAGGTACAGGTTTTGCATATTTAGATATACCTTCTAGTGGAAATATTAATGTTCATCTTTCTGGATATGTACCTTATGTAGGAGGTGGACTTTTAAGTTATACAACTGGTAATTTTATAACAACTGGATATTCAGTAGATCAAAGCAATGACCCAATAACAATAACTGGATATTCTTCTCAAGTCACAAATTTTATAAACGTAAAATATACTGGAGATATAACTGGAGTATTTTTAGAGAGTGGGCAGTATAAAAGCAAACTATTTAGTGGATATCATACGTCTTCATATGCTGGACAAAAAATAACCAGCGACCCATATTATTTATTAGCTACTGGATACGCTACTGGATATAACAAAACTGGAATTGTAGATGCTGATTTTTTTAGATTTTTTGAAGGTGGAAATTATTTTTTTATAAAGAACGCCACAGGAATTTCTGGGTATTCTCTTATATCTGATTCTGAAAATGTAATTACTGGATTATCAGGCTTATTAAATTGTAAAACTGCAGATCCTATAAAATATTCTGGTATAGCATTAATGTCTGGGATTAATAAATTTAATCTTTTTGTAGATGAGTGCGATGAAAATCCAATATTCTTTTATTTTCTAGCTACTGGTAAAGCTATTGGAGAAATTAATTTATATTCCGCCTTAGATAATAAAGTGGTTGATGCTGATATATTAAAATTTTTAATTATTGGCGCCAGTGGAAGCAATAAGAACAAATTTGCTAATTTAGAAAACTTAAATTATTTAACTGGGAACGCTTATGGAACTGGAATAAGAACTAGGATATCTCATCTTGGAAATACTATAAGTGGAAGTGGATATTTTAGTGGTATTTTTTCAGAAGGTTCTTGCGAAAATTTAGGCATTTGGGAGCATAATTTTATTGATTTTACAATTACCACTGGTCTTTATCTAACAAATAACTATATATCTTCTTTTGAAAGTAAAATTATCTCTTCGGAAGAGAATATATCCTCTAATTTCAATAGTATTAAGTTCACTATTCTATAATGAAACTAGTGTAAATACACGAAGGAAAAAGGAAAAAATATGTATATTCCAGTGCAATACCCCAGAGATCCTTGTAATCTTCCTATTGAAAGTGGTGAAGCCCCAAATTTTAATTTTACTTTAGAAAATAAATTAAATTTAGATTACTCTACAAAGCATAAAGTTATAATATATAAAAGTGGCATAAATACTGGATACTGGCCTATATTTGAAACAAATTATCAAAATAATTTAAACTTTAATTTAAAACTAGACTCTGGGGAGTACAAGACTGAAATTAAGAGCATATACCAAGAAGATAAGACCTATTTAAATTTTTGTAATAATGGGATAGAAGTTTTAAATTTTATTGATACATCTATTAGCAATCAATCTGGTTTTAAAGTTTTTAAAACTTCTCTTGAATTATTCTTTGAAGATTTTTTGAAAGAAAATTCAAAAAACAAAATTGCAAACATTTATTTTGACAATGATCCACAAAATATAACTGGGTTTGATTTTACTAATAGCACTGGAATTTTAAGAAATTCTTTAACAGGAGTTAAGATTCTAAATTCTTATTTGGACGGTACATCAATCGTAGAAGCTATTCCTTATATAGATCGAGTATCTTGGTCTGAAAACAGCAATAATACAATACAAATCGTTAATATTATCACTAATAGTGCCCCATATATAATTGGTGGTACTTCTCCTCGACCAAGTCTAACAGATATTTACTATTCTCCACCGTTTGAAATTAGATATAGAACATTAGCGAATTATTTAAATACTTATCTAGGGCCTGAGAGGTCAATTAATTTTATATTTTTTAATAAAAATTTAAACTTAAATGTAAACGAAAAACAATTTAAATACAATGAAAACCAAGTTAAATTATTTTACAAAACTTTAGCTTTTGAACTAGATGGTTTATTTGGAGAAAATGAAGTATCTCCTATTATAAAATCTATAAATAACGCTAGAGATATTCAAAAACAAAGAGTAGATTGTCCAGATGAGTAAATATCTTACAAGAATAAATTCTTCAAGCGGAAATTATGGTGATTCCTTTGGATTGACCACTGCTATTAACGGTGACGGAAAATTAATTTATGTTTATTCTTATGAGAATACTGGAGTTCACGTTTATTTAAAAAATAATTTTACTAACCAATGGATACCAAGTCATTATATAGATCGTACTGATCAATCCGATCCGATTGGATCTTTACAGATTAAAGTAAACAATCTTGGAAATATACTTTTATTTTCTGATGAAAAGCGGTTTTGGAGTTACAAAGCCCCAGTATATGATTTTGGATATGACTCCGCCAAAGGAGTTGTAAAAACAGAATTTATAAATAAATTAGCTATTAATTCAAATGGTAGAAAAATAATCACTAGCACAAAAAAACTAGACAATATTCCTAAAAAAGTTATTTTATATGATGAAGATAAAACCAGCGTAGCAAATTATGGTTTTACAGACTATTCAAGTCTTAAAGTTAAACAATTCGTTGATCCAACAATGGCAAGTTTAAATTGCTATAAAAAAATTGGAGTCGGTCTGGACCACTTTACTGTATTAAAAACCAACGGAAAAGTAACTGGCTGGGGATATGATTATATGGATGCAAATTCATTTCCTACTGGATTTACTAATGAAAATGATTTAATCAATGTGACTGATTTAGCATCCTTTGCTTATGGAAATCTTTTGATATACAATAGCGGTACATATACTGGATTGATAACTGGTTTCGGTTATAGCCAACTTTATAATGGAGACCCAAAAAGAACTGTATTTTCTAATATTCCTAAAAATACAGGTTTTACAAAAATAGCAGCATTGAATGGTATTGCCTTGGCTATCAATCAGAATAGTGGGACAGTTTTTAATTGGGGAGATGACACCAACATAGATTGGTATAGTTATCCAGCGATAACACCTGATCAAATACCTAAACCACTACATCCTATAACTGGCGCGGTAGACATTGCATTGGGAGGGAAGCTGGGTCTTTATAATAGATCAACCGTTTATTTAATTCTTTTAAAAAATAATACTTGCACGGGTTGGGGTTATAAAGATAATGGTCATTTCAATTTTCCATACCGTAATGGTAAAAAAATAAAATCAATTTCAGCTGGGATGAAAAATTCTTATTTATTATTTGATGATGGTGTCATACGTGGTTCTCCTGATATCAATGTCGCAGAGGGCTACAATGGTATGATTCCTTGGGAGTGTTTTGGAAGTGCTACTAGAATTAAAACTTCGAGTAAAGTTTCTTTAATTGATAATGATGATTTTAATCATGGTTTTACAGGACAAGGAGGAATTACTACTTTTTATTCCCCATCTAATTACTATGGAGAAGACTACTCATCATTTTTCAAACCTTTTGGTGACAGTAGTCTACTTTATGATCGTCCTGAAGTTCTACCTTATGAATATACTCCAGCAGAAATAAATTTAAGAAATTCCGTGGATTTTGATTTATTTGATAGAACGCCTGAGGAATACGACGACATCGGTTTCGGTTTGTATACTAATAATATGTTTCCAGTAACTCATAATTTAAACGCTGTAATCAAAGAAAATGGAAAAATACATACTTGGCTTGGAACTTCAAGTACGAATGCTTTATCCATAGAGTTTAAGGATCTAAAGTGGGACCCGAATGGCAATGGCTACCCAGAAGAGTTCACCCGAACGATGATGAAAGAAGAATTGCTGCGTATCCCAGAATCAATACAAGAATGTACTGGCGAGGGTAATATAAATTCTAAGTTTGGAGATTCAATTGCTATGAACTCTGGGAATTTAATTTTTATCGCTGACCCTAGTTATAATAATACTGGAATTATTTATATATATTCTGAGCAATTAAATTGGGAAAAGACTGGAATAATAACTGGTAGTAAAAATAAAATCAATGAATCTTTTGGTGAAAATTTTTATATCACAGATGATGGAAACACTGTTGTAGTGGGTTGCCCAGAGACATTTGATAAATCTGGATCTTTTTATATTTTTCAAAAAGAAGCAAATTCTTGGCAAGAAAAATTTAATGTTACTGGTTTTAGTGGAGAACATTATTCAGGACTTGGTAGTAAAATTATTATTAATGATTCAAAAAATTTAATTTTAGTTTCATCTTTAAGTGGATCTGGATCAATACATTTATATACTGGAAATAATCAAGGTTGGAGTGGCATAAGTATGATAAGTAATCCATCAAACCCAATCTCTGGATCATGGAATTTAAATACTTTTAATCAATGGACAGCTAGCAAAAATTTAGAAACTTTAATTATACCAGATCCATATTTTAACTCAGGTGTGCCACAAACAATTTCTACTACAGTACGAATTCAAGAAGTAGCAAAAATAAGTGGAAACGATTTATCTTTCAACGATAATTTTGGTATTAGCTTAGCCATGAACTCGTCAGGAAATATTGTTGTAGTGGGTTCATATGGAGACGATATAAACGGAATTTCTAACGTTGGTTCTGCTTATATCTTTAATGGAAATGGAGCTAATTGGGTTCAAGTAGCAAAGATCACAGGACGTGATGGTAGCGCAAACGATAGCTTTGGCTGTAGCGTAGCAATAAACTCGGGAGGAAATATTATCCTTGTGGGCGCAAGTGGCGACTTATCTGGTACTGGTTCAGCTTATATCTTTACTGGAGATGGCGTCAATTGGGCACAAGCGGTAAAGATTACAGGAAGCAATTCTACTACAAATGGAAATTTCGGTTGTAGCGTAGCTCTAAATGCGTCAGGAGATGTTGCGCTCATAGGCGCAGTCAATGATAATATAATAGACCTTAGACCAAACTACGAAACCTTGAATTGGTACGGCCTTCAGGAACCCGAGGACGAAAATGGAAACCCAATCCCACCCGTAAACAGAAAACAAGGCGGCTCTGCTTATATTTTCACTGGAGATGGAGCTAATTGGAAAGAAGCTATGAAAATTAGACAACCAATGTATACTTCAAGTCAGTTAGACAATGAAGTGGACGACCACGACCCCAGGGACGGTACCCCATTCTCATATAAACTATTCACTAATATTTCTGGTAATGCTATTCCATGGATGAACATGTATTACTGGTCAGCCAATGTAACATATCGGATGGTCCTTCCAGACGCTTTTGGTTGTAGTGTAGCTCTAAATGCATTAGGAGACACAGCTATTATAGGAGCATCTAATACTCTTTTAGGTGACGGAAGTGGCAGGTATTTCCCCCCACCGCACTATGACTCATTTGGTTCACTCAAGGTAAACGGTGGATCTGTATATGTATATACTGGAGCTGGAACAGGTTGGGCATGGGCTACTCAAATTTTTAAAGACCCAAATGGACCAAATTTTAATTGGAACTTACCTAATGAGCCTTATAACAGTATAGACTATGACGCTGGGCTATCGGATTACTATGGCCGTTCAGAAGATTTGTTTATAAGTGATTATTATGGAAGTAGTGTAGCTATAAATTCATCGGGAAATATTTTGCTTGTAGGGTCTTCTGAAGATCTAGTCTCAGTTGCTAGCAATGAAGGAGCAGTATATTCATATACTGGAAATAAAAATAAGTGGAAGCAATCTGCAAAAATAAGTGGAAGTCAAAACACTGCAAGATCCACAAACCATTTTTTTGGACATAGATTAGCTCTAAATAGCGAGGGAAATACTGCTGTCATAAGTTCAGAGGCAGGAAATTTATTTGTTTTTAGCGGTGGCCCAAGTAATTGGACAAAATATCAATATATTCAACCTTTTGTAACTCCAGAGAATTTTGGTAATGCCTTAGCTATTAATAGTTCAGGAAATGTTTTTGCTGTAGGCGCTCCCAAAAATGATACTTATGGCGAAAATTTTGGCCTCGCTTATATTTTGGCGGATAACTCTTCACCTCAATTTTCTAATTTTGGTGGCGGTGGCAGTGGTACTCTTTATGTTATTGAGGGAGACTATTTTGGCGATTATATTCCTTTACCTATCAGTTCGAGTAGTTCTTCTTCGTCTTCTAGTTCTTCGTCTTCTAGTTCTTCGTCTTCTAGTTCTTCGTCTTCTAGTTCTTCGTCTTCTAGTTCTTCGTCTTCTAGTTCTTCGTCTTCTAGTTCTTCGTCTTCTAGTTCTTCGTCTTCTAGTTTACCTAATTACTTAACTAATCCAAATTATGAAACTTGTAAAAATTGCTGCGGAGTAGCTCCTTCTTTAAATATCACTAATTTAAGAAGAAACAATTTAAATAAATTTAATGCAACTTTATCTATAGGGATAGAAAATAAAAATTGCTCTGATATTGTTGATTCTTATAAAGTATATTCTAATAATGATGTAATTTATGAAAATCTATATTCTGCGACTCCATCAGGGACTTACAATAAAGTAATAACAGTTTTCAATATATCTCCTATTAATAACTGGGCAGAAATAAAATTAAAAGTAAATAATATATCAAATATATATCAAATCGCAACTGGTTTTAACGCAAGTTTTTATTAAAATAAAATAGATTTATTATTAATATACATATATAATTTGATATGGATCAAAAACTATCAGAAAATATTAGTTTAGTTGTTCTCTACTTAATAGAGAGTGACATTGCTTTCTTAAAGCAATTTAAAAAATTTGTTCCAGTATTCAGCCAAGAAATTGATCAATTTGCCAAGGACCAAACATTAGGCAGGGCTGAGCTAGAAGGTTATATCAAAGTTAATAACTCAGAAACTATTAATTTTGTTGATAATTTTATTAAAAATAATCCTCAAGTTAAAGTCGATATTGATGAAATTGCAAAAAAATACGCTTCTAAAGACTTAAGAGGTAAGATATTTAAAATACCCAAGACCGAAGAAGCGTTTCAAAATCTTTTTACTTATATCCATTCAAATAATTCTAAATTTAGGCAATTCTCTGTTACCTCTGAAGAAGATTCTTGGGTCATATTTTTCCTTTAAAATATATCATATTCTAGTGTAAATTAGTTGGGATTATATAAAAATCCTACACTAAAGGACAAAGGTAAAATATGAGTAATGATTATTTTGAGTTTAATAATATATCTTGTCATGGATTACCATCTTTTATTACTGGGTTAAACTATCAATTGCCAACTGGTAAAAACGAGAAGGTTTTTACTAATTTAAAACCTATCGTAACTGGATTTTACAAAAATCAAGATCCTACTAGAAACCCTGATATTATACATGTTTCCAATTTACCAAATAATATTTTTTATAATACTGGAACAAACTATCTGCAAGGGTATGTTCAAGATCATGGAACTTATAATCTAAAAGTCCATATATTAGAGTCTGGAATTTTTTGCGAAAAAATAATAATATTAAATGTCATAAATACTGGGTTTAATTATTTATATAAAGTTAATTATCCTATTAACATTGGATTTATAAAATACAACGCATTACAGAGGTTGGGATTATAAAGGTGTAATTTATAAATAGGAACAAGGAAAATGGTAGATCAAAGCTATAATGTTCGTACTGGATTAAAAACTATATATAATATATATAACGGTTTGGGTCAATCCCAATGTTTTTATATTAATAATATAGAAGCGTCTGGTCTTTATTTTGAAAAAGAAAAAAAATATCAATTCATTCAAACTCATATATCAAATAATGGTAATCCTTTAAATATTTATCTTGATAAATATGGAAATAAAAAATTAGAAGAATATGTATCAATAAGTGGTGTAGCTGGAATTGATAGGTATGTTACCGTTTCAATACCAAAAACTTTCACAGAAACAAATACTCTTTATTATGGAAATGAAAGTGGAGATTTTTTTGGGGCGCCAATTAAACTAATTTCAACTGAGTACTATTTAAAATACAATATAAAACTACTATGTTTTGACGCGTATCATGATAATGAAAAATATATTATACCTAATAATATTTTAACAAAAAATAAAAATAGTCAATCCTATACCTCTGGAATTTTACCAACTATCAATAAATATAATAATCTTTATGGTGGCCAAGCCCAAAGCGGTTATCTTACTAATATAAGAACAGATGTTATAAATATAAATGTTCTAGGTGCAAATAAAATTTTTATGAAAGATAATTTTAATTTTGATTTTTTTGGAAACAATTTAATTTATAAAAAAAATAGTAATAGCATAAATAAAGAGTGGTCTAATTTATATGAACTTTATAATTTAATTTCAGATTTATGTTTTACAGATTCTGGGTCATTAAATTCTGGTGAAAATTTTGAAAATTATTATCAATATGGTTATCAGCTCTCTGGATGTGAAGGTTGCATTGATAAGTTGACTTTGACTACTGGATATAATAATTTTTATTCTGGTGTTATAACTTTATTTTACAATCCAAGAAAAATCTATAAAAATTATCGTAGTTATCCGCGCATGAACGTCAATTATGAGTATTTTTCAAATAAAGATTTTGTAACTTCAAGTTACATTATCGATTCAGGGAATTTTAATTACATTAAATATACAGGGGCTCAAGCTTATTATGTCTAATAAAATATATCAAAAAAATAGAAATAATTTAAGCTACAGGAACAAAAGGCTTTTTTCTAAAACCTATAATAGTATAGAAGACTTTAGCTCAAGTGGAAAAAATATAAATAATATATATACAGAGGAATATATGACTCAATCTAATAATAGATATAATCATATTCATTCGGGTGAAAAAGTTATAGAGGATATATCTTTTATACCATTACAAAATTATGTTAAACACATATACACGGGCTTATTTTATGGTAAAGAACCTTACAAATATGCAATTGGAGAATATAATCTTCCAAAAATTACTGGAAACTTAATCACAGGAAGTATAAATTATGTGGATTATCAAGCAAAAAGCTATATAACGAATTCAAATGACCCATACTATATTTCTTATATGCCAAAGTCTGGAGAAAAACATGTTTTATTGTTGGACCTTAATTTGTATGGTTTTGAAGAAGACGCTATTGAAAATTGTGATATAGAATTAAATGCCATGGTTCTAAAAACTGGCTACTTCCATCAACTACCAAAAGACCCAAGTATATTGAATTTTGAAATTAATGATATAGACCCTATATACTTAGAAACCAATTCTATAAATGATTATATAAGAAATAAAAGAGTTCTAAAATCTTGTGATGCTAATAGTTCTATAAGCTATAATGCTAGTTTTAATAGCGATACACCAGGCCTATTTGCTGATTTAAATTCTGTGGTTTCAGAATATAGATATGTAAAAAATATTGTTACAATATCTCCTCCGTTTGCTAGTAATAATAAAAATATACCTCTTCCATGTTTGTTCAAACATAATTTTGCAAATGATAATTTATCTTATAATATTGGAGAATATAAATTTTTAGTTTTTGATAGTTCAAATAATTTTTTACAAAGTGGAAATTATATTACTGGTACTCAAACTGGATTTTTATATTTTTTACCTCCAGGAACCTATACAACAATAATATCTGGTAATGAAAAAGATTTCTTATATACAGAAAACAGTTTAAGTGGTAAGAACCAAAACATTGGTTTGGTTTCTATGAAAATTGATTTTATTACTGGAGAAAAATTACAAGAAATTTACATAGAAAATCAAGATAAGATTTGGGCTACTTACGCATTAGGCCCAAGAGAATTAGTGTTTGGATCTGGATATAATAGTTTAAATTCACAAGATCCATCAGCTTTTACAATTGATTTTGAAAGATCAATCAGTGGAACAATTGAAAGTCCATTTTTATTTTATAAAGAAGTTTCTGGATTATACTCTAATACATGTACGCCAACTATTGCTGTTGTGGGCGGAAGTAAAGCTGAATGCAAGACTTCGTTCTGTTTGATATGTCAACAAGCTTTTGGAAAAACTATGAATGGATCATCTTACATAGACGTACCTAAAAAATCTTTACAAGTAGATTTTATAACTAGTTTGAATTTTTTTACTAGTCCAGATTCAGACACGTATAGAATTGTTCTTGATTCTGATTTTAATGCTTTATGTTGTTATTGTAAAGAAAAAGGATGTGGAGAAGATGTAGCTGGTCAAGTGCAAACAAAATTAAATCTTGCAAATTTAAAAGCAAGCGGTGCTGAACCAAGTGGAAACGCAATATATTCTGGAGTATTTTTCTTAGATGATATTAATCCACTAGCAGCTAAATTAAAATATAATATAAATTACTATTCTGGACAAATAGCAATGAATAGTTTTTATGAAGGAGATAAGATAACGTTCAAGCAGTATCCATTTGATTATGAAAAAGTATTTTTATCTTTATATGGCACAAGGCCAACTATAAAAGAATATACTACTGAGTTTATATACTCTTCTAGTGCTATTGGAGATAATTATTTTAACAATAAAAATGATCTAATTAATAAAATTAATCTTAAATTAGCATCTTCTGGATTATATGTTTGGAAACCATTAAAATATGCAAAAGATCCTCAATATGAATATGCTCCACTTTTGACTGGAATTAATGGTGGAGTCAATGCTAGCGGAGATGATTTAATAAATATTATTTCATTAAGGAGTGGAAGATTTGGTAGTCATGATATAAAATTAAATCTACAACCTAGACTACAAATTTATAATTATCTCGTTCCTAAAATTATAAGGCTTGAAGTTTCAGACAACTATATTGATTGGACTGGGGTTGCTATTTCTGAAAATAGACAACCAATTAATACTTATATTCAAAATCCAAATGCAAATATAGTAAATATTCCATACGATTCAATTGAAAACACAAAATATAAGATTACAAGAGAGATACCAACATCATCAGAAATAGAATTTAAAGTAGAAGAAGAGGAAGATTTAGAGACTTTATTAGAGAAATTAGCAAGTGGAAATACTAGTGGAAGTGGTACTTTAACTTGCGTAAAAGATCCTAGTGGAAGTGGAAAATTTTGTGGCACTGGTTTTGTAGATTATTATATTAATAAAACATTTACTTGTGAGTTACCAAAGGAATCTGGTGAAACTGGCAATGATTCATCCTCATCCTCCTCATCTTCTTCTAAAAGCAGTGATTCACAGATTTTAACTCAAGAGATTGATAGATTTAGAATAGGATATTATGATTATTTATCTTAAACATAATAGCATAATTACCATATAATATACTATGAAAAGTTTAGATGATATTTTAATAGTGCCTAAATCTAGGACCTTTTCTGCAAATAAGAATACATGGTTTAAATATAAGATTGAAGGAATTCAAGGGTATTATTCTAATTTTACAACTCAAATGAGCCATAACACACTTGTTATTACCCCAGATTTATATATTGTCGGACATATAAAAACTAACATTGGGTGGAACTATCAGTATGTGTACTTTTACGATAAAGAAAACAGAATTTCACAAATGATTATTGGAGTTTATATTTTAGATATGAGCTGTGATTCTGAAGAAGCTAGATGCGAAGATTTTAATTTTTCATCAAATCCTTTACCAAATGAAAATGGAAAATGCCCTCCGCATATTATTTATATTCAAAATCTTACTTGTTACGGTTGCAAAAAAAATGATGGTAGTCCACCAAGTTTAGATCCAAACGAAGAAACTTGCGAAGAATATGATTTTTTTAGTAAACCACCAGTATGCGTTGACGGTACTAAATCTACAAAGATAAAAGTTAATTCTTTAGATTGTTATACCTGCGACCCCTATTCTAGTTCATCATCCTCTTCAGGTCCAGGTCCTAGCCCAGCTCCTAGCCCAAGTCCTAGCCCAAGTCCTAGCCCAGCTCCTAGCCCAAGTCCTAGCCCAAGTCCTAGCCCAAGTCCTAGCCCAAGTCCATTTCCAATATATCCTCAACCTCAACCTCATCCAGCAGGAAAAAAAGGAGAACCTCCTTGTTGCAGCTGCGCGAAGATGGGATGCCCAGGCGCTTTACTAACTAGCACCCCAGGTAGATGTAGTTGGCTGTTGAACGAAGAAGTGTGCTGCAGTGCAGGACCTCAACATTGTATAGATGAATTTTCTGGCTGGGATACCTGCGGCAAGTACTGCATTAAATGCGCTGAAGCATGTGCAAGCTGCTGCAGACCAAACAATGACAATCTTACTTTCTGCTCGAATGGGTGGCATTATAAAGAGAGAAAATGCGATTGCGGCTGCGACAACGCTTGTTCAGTTAATGAAAAAAAATGCAAGCCTCCTAAACATGCAATGATTCAATCATTTAACGAAGACAGTTTAATGTTTAGTTTACGTACTCAAGATTTAAAAGACGCTTTTAAATTGCCACCAATTACAATAGATTTTTTTAGTAATGAGTAAATATAATTACGCAAGAATATACATGACAGGATTTAGGAGCGCGCCTATTGAAATAGCAACTCTTACTGAATTTAATAATAATAAAATTTCTTTTGAGCAACGCCCAATAAATAAAATTAAAATTAAAAACATAACTTTGTTCTCAACTTATAATTTTACTCCAGACCCAGGAACAATTTTGAGTGGGATAAGCTCAATATATGATTCTTCTTATTCTGGAGATCTTTATAGCAAAGTCACTGGAATTGGAGAATTTATAGACGTAGGTAGCACAAATTCTTCTGGAATATATTTTGCTTCTGGATATCAGACTGGGATATTTATTGATGGACAAAATTTTTATGATACTCATGGAAGACCTGTAACGCCAGTCAATACTAATTTTAGCATAGACTCTTCTAGTAATGTTAAATATATTTTAAGTGGTATTTTTACTGGATTACAAATTAAAAATAATTATAGTCCTTTAGATGCTGATTTAGAAAAAATTTCATTCTCTGGTAATTCTCCAATAGCTTATAGAGAACATTCTTACACTGGAGTATATACTGGAATATCACAAATTAAAGATAATTTTTACAATGAAAATACTAACGTAGTATCTTTCTTTAAAAACTTTTTTTATACCGTTTATGGAACTGCACCATGGAACACAAGTTTTAATGTCGTAAATGATACATCAAATGGCCCAGGAGAGACTATTGGTATGGCTATTTTAAATAAAATTTTAAACAATGGCTCTGGATATGCAGATGAAATTAGAAATATAATAGCTAGCGGCAATATACCAAAAGTAAGATTACCAAGAAATAATTTAACAGGACGTGCAGTATTGACTGGATTTTTAACAGGTAGAGTCTCACCTGAAAATTTTGGTTTGGGTGGAGTTGGTTCTGGATTTAAAAACTTTTTAAAATTAATAACTGGCTCTGGAATAAACGCCAAACAAGATTATGGTACAGGATTTTTAAATGCATATAATTATTTAAATTATAATACTCCAGTAGAGTCCGATTCTATAAATATAGAAGATGATGTTAGTGGTAATTTTTATACTTTAACTTATTCAACTGACCCATTGTTAACAGCTCCTCTTTATTTTAATTCAATACAAACTCTTAATAATATTATTAATTCTGGTAGCGGATCTTATGGGGTCTATTCTCAAGTAATTGGAACAAAATTAAAATTAACTTCTGCATATTCTGGAGAAAGTGGAAATCTTATACAAATAAATACTTTTGGTTCTGCCACTACTCCCACGCTTCAAAATGGAAATTATTTACTGAGTGGAGAGACTTATTACGAATCTCTAATATCTACTGGAGTATTTAGTTCTTTTGTTGGAGGCACGGTTCTTGCTACAGGTCTTATGGCACAAAATTATTCTGATTATATTACTGGCAATATGACTGGAACTTTAGGAATAAAAACTTTTGCTAATACTTGGGATTTATATTTATCAGAAGATGGTTTATCTTATGCTTATGCTAGTCAAATGACTGGTAAAACTACTCCTACTACTGTAGATTATACAACTAATTATATTGATGAAGCTACAATAAATTCTTATATTGTAAAACTTGTATATAAGAATCCTAACCCTAGAATATATGATGATATTGTAGCTCTTAAAATAAGAGTAAACAATAATCAACAAATTATCATGAACATAACAGGAGTTGCATAATATGCCTGCACCACAATTTAAATCTATAACTCCTGCTAATCAAAATGCTCGATTTCCTTTTGAAGTAGATATAACAAATGACGGTAATGGAAACTATTTTGCTAATGTCAATCCTAGCTCCGTTATTTATAAATCTTTAAATTCAAAAGACATGATGGTATATAGCGGATATATTGATCAAGCAACAAATGCTCTTATATTAGCTACCGAAGGAAGTATCAGTGGACATGTAATAAATGGATTAGGTTCACCAACTAAATTAGATTCAACTAAAGAAAATCATATTATATATTTAGAAGTAGGGATTGGACCAAATCTTTATGCAACTGGAGCATCAATAAAAGTATCTGATCTCATAAAACCCTGGAGCGGTTATCCAGAATCAATTATCTATAATCCACCTTTAGAATTTGATGAAAAAGGTGATTTAAAAAGCAGCGTTATTTATAGAAGACAAACAGCAGCTATTTTTCCACTAGCGTATTTAACAAATGACATAAATCAGGCTGGAAAAACTGTAATAATTAAAAAATCAGAAACAGACAAAACACCAAAAATTTATAAATTAGTGCAAACGATTGACTATTGTATATTAATGACAACTTTCAATTATGATGGAAATCCAGTAGCTTATGGTGTTCCTTTTATGAATCCATTTCTTTGGTATAGTAGTAGTAGTAGCAGTAGTACGAGTTAATATGAACGGATTAACGTCAACAAATTGGAATAACTCTTATGGAATGGAGAATCCAAAAAATATTTTAAATAAAGTAATTAGCCACGGAGCGCTACCAATTAATCAAAATTATGTATTTTTTAATAATGGTGCAACAAGATTTATTAATGATTCTAAATTAACTCCAGAAATTAAAAAAGCTTTAGAAGATGAAAGAATAAAAAGAGGTCGTGGTCCAATACATGGCTCTGGTACGATCAGACCGATTGGATTCACTGAAGCTGAGATGTCTGATTTATTTTATAATTCATATGGTTTAGACGTTAGAATTTCTAGTGTACCACCTCCTATAGATCCTCTTACTATCGCCCTCTTAACCACGGGAGTAGGAAGTCTAGTGCAACTTCTAGCAGCTATGAGTATTTATTATATATTACTTGATGTACTCAGAATTTTTTCTTCTAGTGCTAGTTTTCAATTACCTAAATTAGGATTTTCTGATTTTTACGGTTATGAAGAAAAACCAGTCGACCCTAAAAGCATTTTAAAAATAATTAATAGAAATTATCCATTGACAAATGATGGCGAATTACCAAATAATAGATTCGTAAATTTATCAAGTCAAGCAGCATTTAAAAAAATAACAGGAAATTCAAGTTACGATACTACCTTATCTAAGTATCAATTTAATGGGGGAGGAGGTTTTTCTACTGATTTACGTGGAGAACAAATGAAAAAATATATAGATAATTTATTAGGAAATTTAACAATAGAAAAATCACAAATAAATAAATTAAAAAAATTTTTTCCTAAAGATAGCGCTGCAATAGAAACTGCTCAACAAAATAAAAAAGCACTTCTAGAAATAATGAAAACTAAAACTAATCTTGGTGCAAATTATATACATGCAGATTTTTTAGATTATGTACCAGTTCTACTTTCTTCTAGACAAAAAGGTTATCCTAATAAAGAGAAAGAAAAGTCTATATTTGGTCCATATATATGTAGATCTAAAAGAACATACCTATATTACCCAAAAATTATAGTTTCAACTGGAGCGATGTCTACTTTAAATTCTCCTCAGTTTTCCAGTATGGAAATCTTAAATCTAGGGGTTACTGTTTTTGGTGGATATCCAGATTTTTTTAGCACAGCTACTTTTGAAGATCTCGGACAATATATGGGCCTGGTATTAAGGATTGCTTCGTATGGAAGATTACCAATGCTCGGCGGTGCCTGTAATGTGCTAAATAAAGACCAAGCTTTTAATTTAGGAGCAGCCTTTAATCAAAAGACACAATTCAAAGCAAAATCAGACGGATGCTAAATCTTTTTTATTCTTTCTATAAGCTCAAATATCTTAGCTTTAGGAATATCATTTAATGAGTTTATTTTTTCAGCATTTTCGAAATTTTCTTTAATTAATTTAATTTTTAAATTATCAAACGATATATTCTTTTGTTTCATTATTTTTTCTAAAAGATTAAGCGGAGAAGTAGGGTTTTCTTGAACTTTGTTAGCCTCTTCTAGAAGTTTAGCGTCTCCAAGTTCTTCTTGAGAAACTATATTAATCTTAAGAAAATTACGTACACATCTTACAAACGCTCTATTCTCAGCAATCGCCGCTAAAAAGAATCTTGCAAAACTTTTTGTATTATTAACTGTCGCATCAGCTAGTGATTCAAAAATAATTTCATTACCATTTGTTTCGTAATTAGGCGACCAAGTAATCCTACAGCTTGTAGCAAAATATGTATCTGTGGCAGACACTACATTATATTCTACTTTTGTATAACCACGAATTTGAGCTAATTCTTTAATTCCACCCAAAAGGATAAGAAGGTCTTTATCTTCTAGTTTAGATACATCTGTTTCTTGAGTCTTTTGACGGTTATTGACGAGATACTCTGTTTTAACCATTTTACGCCAATTTATTGTACCATCATCATTATATACATAATTGATGCTCTTATCTTCTATTAAGCCGTACTTATTTCTAGAAATTAATTTGGGTGGTACTACTGAAGCTTCTTCGACTTTAGATGTTATATGAATAGTGTCACTATTAAGGTCAGAACTATTAGCTGAAACTGTATTTTCCTGAGATTTAATTTTAGGGCTCATTCTAAGATGATACCCTGTCTTTAACTTTTTGTCAAGTCCATAGAAAATATATAAAATTTATTTGGGTTCTCATTTATTATTTTAATATCATAAAATTCTTGAACATTTTCATTGATATTTTTAATAGGTTTATTATCGAAAAATGCTTTTTCACTTAAGAAAACTTGACCTTTACTTAATATAAGATTATTAGATTTATAAAATATATTTTTATTTGGTTGTAGGGTTATTTTTTCTTCTATCTCTTTGTGCTTTAAAGGAACCTGTATAATTATTCCTTCGTCTATATATGCCATTTTATATTTATTTAAATCATCTTTTTCTAGGTATGAATATAATTGATATTTTATATTTAATCTCTTGAGGTCTTTAATGAAGCTTGCACTAGATTCATCTTGGATAAAGTAATTAACGCCGAGAATTGCGGCTTTGTTCTGTTTTAAGATATCCAAATCAATAGGCCGATCAGAGGATATAATGCATGGCATTAATTTGAGTTGTTGATTTAAATTTTTCTCATCAAAAAATAAATCCATTCTAACTACGCCTTGATTTACTGTTTGAGTACGCTCTACAACATGATCAGGTACGATATGAAAAATTTTATTATTAAATAATCTACCAAGATAAATAGTATTAATCAATGAAAGTTTATTCTTTATATTTAGAGTTTTTAAAATGCTCTGTGCAATTAGTTCTGGTTTAATATTATTAATAGCCCTTGGATTTTCGTCAGCTGAATAACTTGGTTTGCTACCATTTCTTTCTGGTTCTAATAAGATCATATCTTCTTCTTTAGTCCAATAAGGTTTTACATTAGCTATATTGTTATTACTGTAAACTGCTACTATTTTTTTTCCATATCCAGATGCAATATGAGCTCCAAAGCTATCTGCTCCTACGTGCATTAATGAATTTTTAATAATATATGCTACTTGTTTGATGTTCGTTTGACCAACTACACTATAGCAATTTTGTAAAATAGGCTCTTTATCTGCGCCAATTTGGACTATGGTTATATTATTTTCTCTTAAATGAGGCAAAATTAAATCAACAACTTCTTGCCAATATTCATAATTTTTAGAATTAAATTTGCTATACGGCTGTAAACATATATATTTTTCAAGAGCCAACGGAAAATAAGATTCCAATATAAATGGCTTTCCTATTTTTAATCCAGAAGATGTAGCGTATGATTCTATTAGGTGCATAAATTAATGAAAATTTTCTCCATATTTAGGTAAAAATGCATGTCTTATTTCTATATTTGGTTCTACTATGATTCTATGTCCAAGAGCTCTAACTTTCTCAAAAAAAGATACATGATCTAATCTTTTGTCATTAATATCATATATTACTTTTTTATGTAAATGCGCTGGAACGATAAAACATGTGCCTACTGAATGAATCTCAGTTTTAACATCTCCATTGGATTTATTATAGGGTGGTTTAAAATCAAATTTAATTCCATTAGAATCTATAAAACCATCAATATCATAAAATCTTTTCCAAGGCCACCAATCATTATCTTCTATATAAACATATGGGGCAACTACTTCTGTCGTTGAAATAGATAACAATTTTTCAATTATATCAAATGGATATTCGACTATATCTGAATCCATCCAAAAAACATGAGTGTAATCATCAGTAAGATTTTCTTCTATTATTTTATTTCTTAATCTAATCAACTTAGCATATCTATGTTCATTACCTTCAATATACCCATCATATACGGCTCGATGCTTGTTCTCGAATGTTAAATTATTAAATATATTCTCCGCATTTTGCTTCCAAATAAACCATGCTCCTTTTGGAGAGATGAGTTGTGGAACAAGCACTTTAATTTCATTCATCTTTTAAATCGAAAGCTATATTTGTTTTACCATTATGTTGATAATTAAACATTCTTTGAGTTCCAATGTGTGGTAAAAATGCAATTTCAAAATATCCTTTATGATCTCCAATGCCCTCTAGCCATAATAATTGATCCATTTGTGGTATATATTGAATGACTTTATCTACAAAAGGATTGCCTTCTAATATTGAAAAATATTGAGGGTTAGTAGCGACATATAATTTTTTATTTGGATATTGCTTTTTAATTGAAGAAAACAAACTAGTAGAGATGTATATGTCTCCTATTGACTCTGGCATAACATATAAAACTCTATCTTCTGGTTTTTCTGGACCTAATATTTCTTCAAAACTAATTTTTTTATTTTTTTCATTTTCTTGAGCTGCAATTTTTCTGAAATAATTTTCAATATCGTTACGTTTTGCGCCTTTAGCTATTTGTTCAATCCAATACTTATGACCATCATCATTGTGATCTACATGACTCATTTTAAGTATATTATTATACATGCAAGTTAGCCATTCTGCATCATCTTTAATTTCTGGTATTTGGAAATATGGATCTCTTTGCTCCTCTTTTGCGGAAAAATCATAGTTTGTTTCTGGAGCACTATCAATAAAATCTTCTATAAATTTACCAACAGTTTCAACGGAGAAATGCTCTATAGTCCACTCTCGGGCTTTTTTGCCCATCTCTTTCTTTTTTAGAGATGGCATATTGTATACTTTATGTATTTGTTTCGCTATTGAAGATGGTTTAGTAGAAGCTTTTTTAAATTCTGTCCCATGCTCTCTATACTCTGTCCAATCAAGAGCTAAAGACTGAGCATCATCTTCGCACATTTCTTGCCCACAACTATAGTCTGTAACTAAAGTTATAAGTTCTGTTAATTTAGCCTCTTGAATAGGAATTTCTTGACCTCCACTAGTAAATGGATGACAATATACATCCATCAAATTATATACTTCATTTAATTGCTCTTCTGTAATTCCTAAACCTACGTTTGTAGTGATTTGAGATTTTTCGCTACCGCAGAATCTACAATTAACTTCTTGCCCATGGAATGGTTTAATTTCATAGTCACCACAACTTCTGCATATATAAGTTGTTAGTATTTCCTTTAGGTCAATTCCATATTCTTGAGCTAATCTATGTATATTCCATCCTTCTCCCCAATGAGTGTGCAAAAGAAGATATGTATTTTTAATCTTAGGATTCTGTTGTTTCCAAAGAGCATATCCTTCTAAAAGATTTGGTACGCTTTTTCTAAGCTGGTTTCTAAATACGAAACCAACTATGAATGCGTCTAATGGAATGTTGTTCTTTTTTCTGAGTTCTTCTTTTTTATGATTCTCTAGCCTATAAAAGTTTTTTGTTTCAATCGGTCCGTGTACAGTTTTAACATGTTTATGCCCTAGATCGTGCATTGCTTTTGTAGCAAAATTACTCCAAATCCAATAATTTTTAATTTTATCTGCTTTGGTAAGCGCAGATGGTAGAATAGGTAAAGAGTCTAAAGTCGTCCATAATACCGAAGGGATTTTATTAAACCATTTTTTATCTACTGAAAAATCAATACCCCAAATATCTTGCACGGCTATATAAATATCAGGTTTTTCTTCCTGCATTACTTTATCTAAGTAATGTGCGCCATAACTAGCTAACCTAGCTACATTAGGGTCTTTATTTAATTCTTGTAATTCTTGTTGCGAATTAGGTAATGATCCTACGCTTTTCCATGGGGTTCTTTCAAATTCTGGATGATGATAAGGTAATCCACAAGAATAATGCACTATGTCATATTTACCCGTATTATATAAATACGATAATAAAGCTTTCGCTGCCCTGCCAAATCCAGTTTTAGCTAAACTAAAATCAGATTGATATAGTAGTTTCTTTTTTTTCATTCTACTACCAAAGATCGCTATCGTCTTTGGGGGTCAAATTTTCAGGTGCAGACTCTCCTTCTTTTTTATTTTTTAATTTCTTAATAGACTCTATTCTCTGAGATTCAAATACAGAAGTTAAAGAATATGATAGGAACTCTTTTAAAAGGCGAGCCTCATTGAAATAAAAGCCAATTAAATATGATTGTTTGTTTTCACTATTTTGCTTATCTTCTTTATTAACTGCGTAAGAAAATCCAACTTGTTTTTCATCTCTCATGTATGGACATAATTTAATTCTAGTAGTCTGCTTCTCTGAAGTATGATACGCTGAAAACTCTGTATTTCTTTCAATAGCGTCTAACATACCAGCTGTTTCAGTTAAAGAGAATTTAACTTTAACGCTTTTATTTGGATTATTTTGATTTTCCGAAAATGAACCGATTTTCTTTGCCTCATTCCAAGAGGATTGTTTAATTAATGAGCCCCAAATTGAGGCATCTTTTGGATTTACTGTGAAGCTGCAAGCAGTTCCACTATTTTTACTATTAGGTTTGTAGAATGATATCATATAAAGATATTATCTTGAATATGAAACAATGTCAACTATTTTTATCAATCTTTTTTAAATCATTTAATTTCATATATATTTCATGATCTTGGATAGCTATTAAATCACCAAATATACAATCGTCTCTTTTAGAACCTTTAACTATCACGATGTTTCCTTCTTCAAAATTCCTATCATTTAATAATTTGTTAGTCTCAATATTATCGTTGAATATTAATACACTAATTGTGCTTGTTTCATCTGATATCTTTAGTCTAACATATCTTGTCTTTTTTGTATTTTTAGATATGCCAGAGAACACTTCTTCTATTTGCCCAACGAATGCTACTTTAGAGTTTACTGGTTCATCTAATACATCAGATACATATTTAAGATTTTCTCTTTTCTCAGCAAAAATATCTTTTAAATTTTTATTGTAAGTATATCCTAGAAGCTTCTTTTCGTAATACCAATTAGCAAAACTTTCGCTTTTGTTATTTTGTTCATATATACTTAAGTATGGAGTATACTTTTCTTTGATCGTCTCTAGTCTATTATCTTTAATTACTACTTTATTTTTCTCATCTGTGAACTTATTAAGATGTTTAATAATTTTAACTAAATCATAATCAAATTTGTTTGCAAAAGATATGGCATATTTTTTCTCCTTAGAAGTCAACATATTCCACAATTGAACTTCTAATACTATTTTACTTCTTGATTGATTGAATCCACTAAGTGCTCCAGCTTGAATTAATGCAGATAATGCTCCGATATTTAATCCAGCCTCTTCTGCCGCTTCAAATATTTCAAATTTATTAGAGTATTTGTTTCTGAAGCTATTTAATTTTTCTATTGATTTGTCACTAATTCCTTTGATTGATAATAAACCAAATCTAATATCTTTATCCTCTATGGAGAAGTCCATTTCTGATTTAATAATATGCGGAGGAAGAAGTTTGATTCCGAAGTTATGCATTTCTTTTTGGATCTTAGATATTTCACCAATTGGATCTGGCTCATTCCTGCTCATCTTTAACAAAGATAAAAAGAATTGTTGAGGATAATTAAACTTAAGATAAATTGTGATTGCTGCTAGTCCAGCGTAAGCTATAGAATGTGATTTATTAAATGAGTAGTTGGCAGAATCTTCTAGAATCTTCCATAGAATTTCGCCAACTTCTTTTGGAATTTTATTTTCTTTGCACTTTTGCTCAATCTTTTGTTGCCAAGCTTTGATCTCTTCAGTTTTCTTTTTGCCTACAATTCTTCTTAAGATTTCTGCTTCATCTAAAGTAAACCCAATCTTATGAGCCATTTTCATTAATTGTTCTTGATATAAAGCAACTCCGCCAGTCTCTTTTAAAATTTCATCAAAGAACGGATGAATACTTTCTGATTGTTGATAATTTGTATGAGCTGCATATTTATCTACGAATTGAAGTGCTCCAGGTCTAGCCAAAGCAAGAACACCACTAAGCTCTTCTAGATTTTTTGGTTTAACTTTTTGACATACTCTGAAATTAGTTTCTGCTTCAATTTGAAATAAACCATGTGGGGATTTTAACTCTTGTAAATTTCTATAAATAGATTCATGATTTAAATCAATATCTTCTATTTTTATGTTAATGCTCTTGCAAACATTATCTACCACAGAAACGCTTCTTAAACCAAGAATATCTAACTTTATATTAAAAACGCTTGCCCAATTCATATCAAAACTAGATACCACTTCTTTATCTGAGGAAAATTCTGTTGGACATATAGTTTCTAGATCATAATATGAAAGCAGTACTCCAGAAGGATGCACTCCTTTGTTCTTAATCAAATCTCTTAATTTAAGAGCGATTTGGTAAGCTTCTTTATTTTCATCACACCAATCTTTAAACTGCTCAACTTCTACATAAGCTTCTGAAATATCTTTTACTTGACCATAGGTTTTAGGAATTAAAGAAGAGATCATTGTCATTTCCTGCTCTGGTTTTTCAGCAACGATTTTACCGCACTCTTTAATAAGCAATTTTCCACTTAAGCTATTAAAGGTTAATATTTTACTAGTTTTGCCTTTGAATTTATTTTCAAGATATTGGAGTACTTTTTGACGATTATAATAACAAATATCTAAATCTACGTCACACATCAAACTACCATCTAGATACGTTACTCCATCAACAACCTGCTTTTTAGCACGAATCTTGGATATAAATCTTTCAAAATACAGGTCATACTTGACTGGATCGATTCTGGTAACGCCTACTAAATACAATATCAAAGATCCAGCGGCAGAACCTCTGCCTAAACCTACTGGAATATCGCTGGTTTTACAAAAATGGATAACATCCCATACCAATAATATATAATCAATAAACCCTAACTCTTTTAGGGTATCTAATTCGTGCTTTGCTCTATCAATATACTTCTTGTAATCCTTATGGGATTTATCGATATTTAAAGTTTTAAACCCATTTAATGCTAAAGCTCTTAAAAAATGATAATTGGATGAATCCTCGCTAATGCCTAAATGTCTTTTAGAGGCTAGATCAATTTCAAACTCAGGTAATCTTACTCCATGAATATCTAGTTCTGTATCTTCGAATTTATCTGAAAATTCTTTGATATCGGAATAATTATGAGTCTTCATTTTCATCTTCCTCTTGCTCTTTTTCAATTTTATCTATTTCTTCGTTAAAAACGTGCAAGCCTTTTGCTAGGATTTTCATAGAGGCTCGATCTTTTAAACTATAAAAGACATCTGCTTTGCCCTTCTTCTTACCCTTTTCTATTGTTATAAGAAGATACTCTATACCATGATCTTCTAAATTCTGTATGGTATCATAAACATTATCTAATGAGCCCATTTTATACCTCTATCTGCCATTTTAATTTGTTCCAAACTTTTAAATTCAAATCAAGATCATTTATTGCATCGTGAAGACTTTCATAATCATGCTCTATGCCATTCTCTTTACCCAAAAAGGTCAAAGAGCTTTTAACGTTTTTCTTTCTGGTATTAAGAATTTTATATTGATATTCAAGTAAATCATCTTTAGGCGTATAAATAGAATTATACTTAATGCCTCTTGCTACGGCATTAGTATCTATGATTTTATTCATTAAGCCTTTCCAATTCGATTGCATAGTTTTATAATATTCTTTTATAAGATAAATGTCAAATCCTAAAATATTATGTCCAATTATATAATCTGCATTATCGAGCCAATCTTTTATAGTAGGAAATACTTCTTTTGGATCAAATCCTTCTTTCTGAACTTTTCTATGATCATATCTTGTGATCCTCGCAGCATCTTCACTTATCTTCAAATCTGTATCCCATTTTAAATAGAAATTTTTCTGGTCTATCTTCTTGTCACCTTTAACTTTTATCATTGCTATTTGCCAAGGAATATTGTGACAAAAATTAAGGCAAAGATTAAATGTTTCGCAATCTATAAAAACTATAGTCTTATCCTTATCGTATCTTAAAAGATGCTCGTCCATTTAACTCCTTTTATTAATGCTTTCAAAACAAAATTCATTACTTGACATATGATCTAAATTAGGTTTGTTTAAAATGCTTCTATTGTTAATGCACCTAAAAGTTAGGTAAGCTTTAAAATCTTCTCTTGAATTATAAAAAATGCTTTGTGCTTTATATATTTTTAGATCATTTTTTTCTGCAAAAGATAAAGCCCTTTGTTTTACTAGCGAATCAAATGGTAGATCATTATCTTCTATAAAGAATATAGGCTTCGTAAAATCAAACTGAGGAATACAAAGACTATTCTTAAGAGTATTATTAAATATAAAAGAATCATAAAAAGGTATACATAAAATTAAATCATCAGTCCAATTTTTAGAAATTGTTTCATAATCCAATCTTGGTTCATAATAAAAACCTTCTTTTGATGCGATGCTGTAAAGCTTTGTTAACCGCTGGTATCCTTCTTTATTTTTAAAAAATAAAATAATCTTTGAAGATTTGGTCTTTGACTCTTCGGATTTATCGCTCATTGATTCGGTAACAGATATTCTTAATCCATAATTTAATTTGATATTATTTTTACGACAATTAGAATAAGCTTCAAGAAATGAAGACATGTTATCTTCTACTAGATAAAGCTCTTTCATTTTGTTTTGTTTACAGATTTGGATAATAGAATCTGGATAATCATCTTTTTCGTCTTTATCTTCAAGTGTCAAAATAGACCTACCCAAAGAATAGTGAGATTTAAACAGCGGTATCATTTATATTAGGTTAACAGCAATTTTATAAAAAATCAATCTAAAAAATTATCTTTCTTTGGGCTGCCTTGTTCGTTATTAAATTTTGGGCATCCTTCGTACTTTCTTGTTTCTATTTTAAATCCATCAATATTTTTAAAATCATTATTTAAGCTGGTTTCTATGACCTCTCCACCTTGATTTATTTTAACATAATAATCATAAGAAGCTTTATATGGGCAGACCCAAGATCCTATACCACACATCCATTTATTCTTTGGACTATCTACTGCAAAATTAGCCCTTGCGCTTTCTTCATCAAAATTATTTATATATTCATTAATATGCTCTAAGTAATATTCAAAACCTTTGATCTGTTCGTCATTAAATGAAAGCTCTTGAGTAGGCTTTTTGGGAAATCTAAGGAAAAGGAATTTAACTATGGGTTTTAATTTAGGCCAAAGCTTTTTGCTTGCTAGACTATACATCATCGCTTGGATATTGGCTTCAAGCTCATCTCCTCGGAATTTATATTTGGAGCTCTTGTAGTCGATTATATGCATTTCTTTTTTGATTTTAATGGGCTTATCCATAAACCCACGAATATGATATTTAGGTTGGTCATTTTGAATATTAAAGGCATACTCTGGTTTCACTATCTTTCCATTTTCCCCAAAGAAATCTTCTTTAAGTCCGACTAGAATCATTTCATCTAATAGTTCATAATTGGATTCAGCCAGACCCACTTTCAAGGATAATTTTTTAACTAATTTAGATATGCCTTTGCTACCATTAATTGCATTATTTTTAATTATGATATCATAATGTCTTTTATGTCTTTCTTTTAATAGTAATTCAAAAACTGTATGACAAATCGTACCTCTCAAAGCTCCTTCATTCTGAGCTTGAGGAATTTTATCATGATAATTGTTCCAGTAAACCCAAGAACATGTTTCAAGGGTTTTTATTCTAGAGGCTGATAAAACTTTTAAAGCGCTTTTTTCCATTGAAGTATTTCCTCTCTTGTCATCTCTCCAAAATCTTTTTTAACGGGTAGGGCGATTTTGAGTTGTCGTTGATCAAAGTATCTTTTAAGTCTAGAATAGATTTTATCTGCTCCAATATTTCCTGCCATATTTTTATTTGAATCATTATTCAAACTAATATATATCTTTTTAATATCTAATTTGAGCATATGATTTAATATGGGCAAACTGAGACTAGTGCCGAAGGTAACTAAAACATTTTTAACGCCACTTTGCCATAAATTTAACATATCTCCTACGCTCTCTACCAGTATTACTTCTCTTTGTTCTTGCAGTATAGAATCATTTAAAAATAATGGATATAAAAAGTCGCTTTTTTCTCCAAGATGTTTCCATTTTATCTTAGATATATTTGTAACATCTCTACCAGAGAATCCTATGATATTATTTTTTAAATTGAAAATAGGAAAAACATATCTATTCTTCATTTTACCAGCGTGGGCTACACCACCTTTAAATTGAGATATAGTTTCTTGGGTTATATTTCTATTGATCCAGTAATCGTGCCGATTCTCTAGTCTATCTAAAATGTTTATATCAAAACTTTTTGCAGATTTAATTAAAGGCTTTTCTACATCTGAAGCAATTTGAGATATGAAATTTTTATTTTTAAGCCATTGTTTGGCTTCATCAACGTCATCTAATTTTAAAGTTAATTTGACTAATGAATTTAAATCGCCACTTATGTTTTGTTTAAAGTCAAACCAGTTGCCACTATTTTTTTCTATTTTTAATACTGTATCGTTATCACTATCTCTATATAGTGGTCTTGTTCGGTATTCCTTACCATGGTCTTTCAACTTGTATCCTAAATCCGTAAGGACTTGAAAGACGTTTAATTCTTCCATTCTAATGCCTCTGCTATTACTGGAAAGTTATTTATGAATATTTTTTTACATTCATCAGCAATCAATCTGTGTTCTTTTTGGGTGTTCTCTTGAGTTCTTAATTCAATATAGTGAATCCAACTTCTTAAAGACCCTTTCATATACATTGTAGTTTGCGTTGTTAATGGTAAAACCATTCTTGCAACTTCTTTAGCTATCCCATTATCAATCATTGTTTGATAACAATGCTCCGACAAAGAAAGAGATTCTGCTAAAAGTGCATTTAAATTATTAAACTCTGGATGATTTTTAGGTAAAAGATCTTCTCCAACTTGCCTATTCTTACTTCCTTGAAGTCTTAACTCTACGTCTTCGTAATCGGTGGCTTCGCTATATCTTTGTGAAAATTCTTGGAAGCTAAATGATCTATGCCTTAAAATTTGAGCAGCAATTCCACGGCTAGTTTTAATTTCAACGCACATATCAACAAGCTCAAATGGACTCCAATGCTTATGTTTAATTAGAAATTTTAATAGTTTTGGAGCGCTTTCAAGATTCATTTGATTAGACGGATTGCTAACTCTAGCACAAAATGCAACTAAATCTTCTGCATTTTTAATTTCTTTAATCTCTGGTTTTGTTACTGATACTAAATTTACGTTCATAGTATTTCTCCATCATTTTGATTAGAATCATTAAGTTCGTAACGCTCTCTTTGAGAAGCGGATACATCGTTCAAAGAACCGCGCTCTTCAATATTAAAATTTTCTACTTGATAATTCAAGTAATTCTGCGCCCATGTTTCTTTGCCAGTGCAATCTAATCTTCTAACTAGATCTTGGTGACCCGCAGCATCTTTACCTTGAAATCTAGTTTTTGTTGGTATCAATTTATGCGTACCAAATGCTTGACCATCTAAAGCAAGCTCATCTAAAGTTTTTCTTCTAAAGATTGCTACAAAAGAAGCAAACCATTGAAGTCTATCTGATAAAGAGATTACTGAGCTATCGTCAACTACCTCTGCACCTTTTCTATTAAAGCTTTCTCCAGTTCTATTTAATTGCATCGCAGTAATAACTGGACATTGAATCTCTTCTGATATCCTTTTAAGTTTATCAATTTTATCTCCAATAGCTTGGTGCTCTGCCCAATTTTGACCGACCTTTTCTCCAGTTAATTTTATATAATCGTAAGCAATCATAGCTTGATTTCCTCTGCCAACTTTTGAAAGATACCATCTGCGGATAATAGAACAAATTTGATCTATGTTTTTGTTACCGACATGATAATGAAAATATTCATACTTCTTTACCTTGCTCCAAGCTTCTCTTACTTTCCTTGTCATCTCTTCATTTTTACGCCAGTTACCAGTTTCAAGATACCAAACTGGTACTCCGCTCAAAGATGCAACCATTCTTAATTGAATATCTACAGTTTGCATTTCGGTATCTAGAATTAAAGTTTTAGTTTTGTTCTTGGGATTAATAGCGGTCTTAAAGCAAATATCATTAAGCCAAGTCGACTTTCCTTGGCCAGGTCTACTAGCGATAGCATAAATATTACCATTTTTCAAACCACCATACATTCTATTAAATTCTGAATATGGAGTGATTAGTCCAGTTTCATCTTTAGGTGTATTTCCTCTTTCTTCGATAAGATCTTCTACTCCTTCGAAAATATTAATTGGTATATCATTTTCAGAATAAGAGGATATTTTTTTGTTGTATATGCCATCTATCTTACCAATAATCTCATCTAATGAATCTTCTGCATTTTTAGTAACATATTCTTTAAGATTATCTGCTGTTTGACAAAGCTCTCTTCGAACTCTAAATTTAATTAATTCCTTGCAAGCTGTCATAGTAGCTTCTTCTGTGATCTGAGAAAAGGTTAAATTATCTATATAATCAAAAATATTAATTTCATCTTTAAAAGATATGCCTAAGTTCTTTATCTTTTCTGCTAATAAGACTTTATCTACATTTTCGCCTTTATATTTGACATTCTTAAATACTGAATAAATAGTAGAATGGACATCATTAAAGAAGTCATTTTCAGATAAAAAGACATCAATATCAGCGAATAAATCTTGATATTTTAATAAACCGCTAAGAACATGGCGTTCTACTTGTAAGGAGTAAATCATTCAATATATATGATACCAAACTAAAAATTAAAAGTCAAGTTTTAACTATCCTCGTCATCATGTTCTTCATCTTCTTTTTCGTTATTTCTATTAATTAAATCTGTGGTAGCTTCAAAGTTTAATTGATCAACGCTTTGGCCCCATGTATTTAAATAATATAAAAGAGCCATAGCATTTATTTGATTATCAAATTTTGTATATACTTGGGGTTCGCCTTTTGCAGAGAAATTAAATAAAATATACCCACCATAACTGCACTCGTCAATCTGTTTTAATAAAGACTCTGGAAAGTTAAATTTTTTCTTATTAGTCACTATAAACTTTTACACTTAAATGATAAGTACTCCACACTTTTCTTCTATATATTGTGGTGATAAATTTTGAAGGTCATCTTCGTAAAGTTCTAAGAATTTAAATTGATTTGAGTCTATCCATTTTTCTTTCTTTACATCTCTTTTAATGCTCTCAAGATACTTTAATCTAGAATTATCATGAAAGAATTTATTAAATGATTCATGCTGTGCTCCTTGTATCTCAACAGCTATCTTTTTCGTTGCATTTAATAAGTCTATCTTAAGCATGCTTCCATAAACTGGGAATTCTTCGTAAACTATATTATTCTTCCAATAAGGGTAAAAAAATGATTTAAACTTATATTGAAGTTTGCTTCTACTTTTAGCCTCCCAATTTATTAAGTATCTTCTGACGTTTTTGTTAACGAGTTTTCCGTTAACATTTAAAAGTCTCATAAAGCTAGAGCATTGATAAATTTATTATAAAAGAAATCTACTATAGGTTTATTATCTTCTAAATAGGACCTAAGATTATCTATACCTTGGTGCTGTTTTTTTAATTCTAAATTTTCTTTTTTAAGCTCTTCTACAATATCATCTGTAAAAGTAACCCATGCTCCTTTGGCAGCTGCGAACTCCCAAGAAAGAATTTGGTCAATAACCTCATACTCTCTCCATACCGAAGAACCATCTTTTCTGCCATACTTAATCGGGTACTGAACTTTAGAATTAGTAGTTTCGTTGGTGGACTTTTTAATAATAATTTTAACATTATGTCCAATTATCTTATTCTTTGTTTGATCGTATCTTTCATTTGGTTTTTCAAGTATAAGGTCTTTGCCAAACTTTGGTTCAAATTCGAGAATCCAATTTGCAAAATGTAATAACGCATTTCCACCAGTTGCAGTTGTTTGTCTAATATCTTTATTTGCAGCGTATGGGTCAAGCTTAATATCTGAACGAACTTGACTAATGAATATCGCCATATGTCCACGTTTAGAAAGAGCTAATGATATTTTTTTCATAAGCATTGAAGATATTACTGCTCCTCCTGCAACCTTTGTCGCTTCTGTCATACTTTTAAGACTATCCCCTTTAGTCATTAAACCATCGACCGAGTCCAATATAAACATATACCTTTTGCCTTCATCATTATTTTGAATGAGATCTTTCATAAGCTCCGAAACTGTTTCGAAAATATTACATTCGAAAACGAAACATGTGCCGTCTTCCCATTCTTCAGCAGAAGTTACAAACTTTATACCAGACCTCTCTTTAATCTCTTTGCTTAATCTTCCTTCGGCTTTAAATAATAAAGCTTTAGAGTCCTTTACGGTCTTTAAGAAATTTTTCATTACCTCTAGTGCTTCTGAAGTTTTTCCACCCTCATTCATTCCAATAAATCTATGCAATCCTGGGCATAGTCCTCCACTAGTTGCAATATCTAAATTTAGGCTTCCAGTAGAGACTTTATAGTAAATCTCTTCTTCATAATTATAATGATCGTCTTTATTTTCTTTTAAAAATGAAGATAATCTGCTTTTTGCGCTCGGTCCAGTATCTTGTACTGGTTCTTGATCTTTAGGTTTTCTTCCCATAGTTTATAAATTCTAACAGGCTTTTAGGTTTTTTGCAAACTTTTTTATCTTCCCCAATTTTTATTTCTTGTATTTCGAATTTAATTGGTTTATCTAGCTCTAGATTATCTTTGATTTTTTCCATAGCTATAAACTTCTTACCATCTTCTGTTAAAAAGAACGCTAAACTAGGTAGGTTAGCAGGCTTTAGCCCATTCCAAAATGAATAACCTTTATATGTTTTGATTAGCTTTTGAGCTATTTTAATCTCTCTTGGCCAATCTACTTTTTGATTAACGTATTTTTTAATTATAAATTGACAAAGTTTATGTGGAGTAAGTTTTTTACTAGACATCTTATATTTATAATATAAGTTTATATTTTTAGCAAGTTTTATTTTTATAATATTTTATAGTTTTCAATATGCCATCTTTAAATGAGGTAGCAGGAAACCAATTTAATTCTTTATTGATTTTAGTATTATCTATTGCGTATCTAAAATCATGCCCCTTACGATCTTCTACAAAAGATATGTAATCTTGTGGGTTAAGATTCATAGCCTCGCAGATATCATTAATAATCTCTAAGTTTGTTTTTTCACAATTTCCGCCAATATTATAAGTTTCTCCAATTTTACCATTATTTAATATGAGCCACACTGCTTCACAATGATCCTCAACATAAATCCAATCTCTTATATTTTTTCCAGTACCATAAACAGGTATTTTTTTATTATTTAATATAGAATTAATAACAACTGGTATGAATTTTTCATTATGCTGATTTGAACCATAATTATTAGAGCAGTTAGAGATTGTAGCTAATACTTTAAAAGTATGATGATAAGCTCTAACTAACATATCACTAGCAGCTTTTGAAGCCGAATATGGCGAATTTGGAGCATAAGCTGTTGTTTCCATAAATTTACCTTGTTCCCCTAAACTACCATAAACTTCATCAGTGGAAATGTGATGAAATCTGATTTCTGGAAAATCCCTAATAATTTCTAATAAGTTAAATGTTCCTAATGCGTTAGACTTAAAAAATCTTCTTGGATCAGTTATTGAATTATCTACGTGTGTTTCTGCTGCAAAATGAACTATATGAGTTATTTTATTTTCTTTTAATATATTTTTAAATTTTTTAATTTCTATAGGAATTTCTAAATTCTCCAACCAAAAATCTTCAAATCTATATTTAATATTGTCTTTAAAGAAATCTGCGTTTTTTATATTTGCTGCACCATAATATTTCCCTGCAGTATCTATATTTACCAAAAGGTCTACTTCTTTTTTATTGATTATATATTTAATAAAATTAGAACCAATAAAACCAAGACCACCAGTTACCAAAATATTCATGAATAGTTTTCTATATCTGATTTTACCATTTTTTCTATTAAATTATCAAATGAAACTTTTGGCGCCCATCCTAATTCTTCTCTGGCTTTTGTAGAATCTCCAAGTAATAGTTCTACTTCTGCTGGTCTATAAAATTTAGGATTGATTTGGACTAGAGTTTTGTGGTCCAAAACATACATTAAATGTTCGTTTTGACCAATCCAATCGCCTTTAATTCCAGCAATAGCAAAAGACTTCTCTACAAATTCTTTAATTGTATGAGTTTCATTTGATGAGAATACATATTCTTTAGGAATTCCATCATAATTTTTATTATAAATATCTTGATTTAACATCATCCAAACGCCTTCAATAAAATCTTCGGCATCACTCCAGTCTCTTTTGGCTTCCATATTTCCTAGTTCAAGTGGAAGAAATTCTTCATTATTTTTTAATGCGTGATAAATTCTAGATACATTTTTAGTAATTTTTCTTGTTACGAATTCTTCACCACGCCTTGTTCCTTCATGATTAAATAGCCAACCTTGAATAGCATATAAATTATAAGAATCTCTATATACTTTAATCAGTTGTCTAGAGGCTGCTTTACTTGCTCCATAAGGACTTCTTGGCCTAAGAGGATGTTTTTCGTCTTGAGGAGTATAAAGTACATTTCCGAACTCTTCACTAGATCCAGCTTGATATAGTCTACAGTTTGACTTGTATAGTCTAATAGCTTCAAGAATATCAAGAACTGCCGTAGAATTCGTAGCCCAAGTTTGGCGAGCAAAATCCCAGCTGCTTGCTACAAAACTTTGTGCTGCAAAATTAATAAAATAATCTGGTTGAAGTTTTTCTACTGTTCTAGCGATGGCATGAGAATCATTTAAATCAAAATTAATCAAATGAAATCTATCAGAATTAATATGTTTAATATTCTTATGATTATATACGCTCAGTCTTCTAACTCCGCCAAATATTAAAAGATCAGTATTCTTTAATAAAAAATCTACCATATGACTTCCATCTTGACCAGTTACCCCAGTAATAACTACAGTTTTTCTACCTTTTATTATTTTTGCTGCATCTTCGATGTTTAAGATATTAGCAGTATCTATCTTTTTGCCATAATAGGTTTCTTTAAAATTTTGGCTCATTAGTTTTAATTTTTAAAAATTACTAAAAGTCCTCTTTGACATCTTTCTTGAGGTAAAGAGTTTTTATTAAAAAGATAATGATGAATGTTTCTTTTTTTACAAATTTCATATATCTCTCTTAAATTAATAAAAGACGCAAATTCTTCAACGATATTGATGTCATGATAAATTAATATACCTTTATCATTAAGAAGATTGTCGTAAACGTGTTCAAACCATTGATTTGTACTGTGATGGTCTGCATCGCTCATAATAAAATCGAATTTTTCTTTAGTAGAGAAAACGAATTCTTTTTCATTCATAGTGATGATTTCGGCTTTTTTACCGTAGGCTTGCGTTACATTTTGTGGAATTTGATGGCCCCAATCTATCCAATTATCTACTATTGTAAATTTTGGATTGTTTTTATTATATTCAATGCCAGCTAAAATTGCATCACAACTTCTGCCACCTCCAAGGCCAAGTTCTAAAATACTAGATGGTTTTTGACTAACAATTAAACCTTGAACTAAATGAGCATGAGCTAGATCTATTTTAACTGTTTCGTTGCTTCTAAAATCTTGCATATTTTTATCTAGGACTAGAATGAGTCATTTTAATATTCTATACCTTCTAAAGTTAAAATTCAATTATTTATTTTGAATTTTGTATCAAATTATTTAAACTGTCTTCTATTGGTGTTAAATGCAAATCAGGAATATATTTATAGTTGCCAGTATACTTTAAATTATTATCGTTTTGTATAATAATATCACTTTTAGAATTAGATATATTTTTAATAATTTGAGCTATATCACTTAATTTATATTTTTTTTCATATACGCAATCAATTTCTTCATATTCTTCTGAGTTGTTAATTATGATTAAATCAATTAAATTAATTAAATCATTAATATAATATATATCAAAAAATAAATTTTCCCAAATTACTATATCCTCATTTTTTAAACATTTTTCTATAGTTGAGTATACAAAAGAATCCTTCATGCCTAGTTCACCAAAAACATTAAATATTCTTAAATTTTTTATATTTTCTTTATCCTTAATTAGTGACGTACAAATCTTTTTACTCAAACCATAAAAAGTATCTTGTTTATATATTTCTGCTCCACTAGAAAAAGTTATTAACTTTGTATTTTTCTTTTTAAAATTTAAAACATTATCTAATATTTTAATATTATTATAAAAGTCTTTTTCTGTATCTATTTTAATTCTTCTCCCGCCCTTTACAGCAGAATTAATAATAAAATCAAAATCGTTAACGCTCAAATAGTCTTTTACTTTTTTAGCGTCAGTTAGATCTAGCTCTGAACTAGTTGGATAAGATAAAGCGTATTTGTTTAATTTAGATATAGAACTTTTACCTACGAATCCAGAACCGCCAGCAACTAGAATTTTCATTTATCTTTTTAAACTTAAAAAGCATGGTTGATTATTATTTAATAATTCTGGTAAGCACTCTGTCATTTCTTTTTCATCTTCAGGCCAATACTGTTTTATGTTTTTAAAAGTATCTAAATACTGTTTTATATCGTCCATCCAATGACTAATTCCATCGTGCTCATAGTCCTTATCTCTACCACTACAAATTAATTTAACTGGAATATTTTCATAATTTATATATGTTCTAATTATTTCAAATGGTCTATAAATTAAAAAAGTACCTATAGAATAAACAACAGGTATCTTGCCTTCGAGGGCTAATCCGCATGCAACCCCCATCATAGAAAATTCTGCTGCTTGGCAATTTAAAAATCTATCTGGATAATCAGATATTATCTTATCAAAACCTCCATAGCCAAGATCTCCAGTCAATGATAATATCTTATCATTCTGGCTCATATTTCTATGTAATTCTTTGAAAAATGTTCTACGCATCTTTTTTATCTACTTCAAAAGCAAATGCATTCGTATGTATACAATTTGGAAAAACATCTGATAGTATATTTAAATTATCTCCATCGAAAACCCCAATTTCTAAATAGTTCAGAATGTCGTTTGATTTTAGTTTTTCTAAAAGATATCTATGAATGTGGTGTGCTAACATATGTATTGTGCTCCTCTTGCGATAAAAGATTATAATGACCAGATAAGCCTTTGACAAAAGAAAACTTCTGATAAATATAATCCGTTAATCTTATTTCTATATTCTGATGTAAATTTTTTAATTTTTGAATAATTTCATATTTATCAAATTCCGCTAAAGCACTATATCCATTCACATTGGCATATATTTTCAAATTATTTATTTTATATTTATTGACTATATTAAAGGTCTCGTAAATACTGCCTTCAAACATTTCTCCATCGCTTATCAAGCAATAGACATTTCTAGTTTTATCTGCTAACGCCATACCGCATGCTGCAGGTAGCCCACAACCTAAACTTCCAGTTGAATAAAAAATTTTATTTTCTAAATCTCTATTTGGATGAACGCCATGTTTCTCATGAAGTGCTTCTGCGTTGATTCCGTAATATTTTTCTAGAACTACATACAGAGCTAATCCTGCGTGTCCATTACTTAATATAAACGGTTCATTTTCTTTTTTAACAGAATAAATTTCATCTATAATACCAACAGAACTTAAGTTGCTAGACAAATGAGATAGTTTGCGGTTATAACTTATTTCTAAAATTCTTTTTTCTAGTTTATTAATCATATATAATTGCTGCAGAATATATTTCTGCAAGATACATTCTTTGTTGAAGAGTAGTGCCTGGCCAATGAATTAAAAAGTCTCCTTGCGACCATTGGCCGTTATTGCCATAAAAATCTTTGCCTTGTCTGTAATGACTTAAACTATTAATGCTTCCATGAAAATTGGTTTCTGGATAAAGCCTGTAATCGTACGAGTTTATCATTTTTTGAGGAAGTATTTTTGTTATCTTTTTGATATGTTCGTTTTGAGCTATAAGATCTATTATAGCTTGTTGCTCTGCCCATGCATCATTTGCATATTTAGGGTAAAGACTAATTATATTTGAAAAAAATGCTCTTGAGCTTATTGTATTTTTTATAATAAATGAATCTACGTTTATATTATTTGCGTCCGTCGATACAAAGAAATCGTGTTCAGCGTCTATTAGGTCTGTAATTTTTATACTAAAATTAGTTATTAGCGTGTCCACTCCGCACCAATACAATAAATCGCATTTATTGTTCTCTAGTAACTCTAAGCTCCTATATATTTTTTCAAAACCTAAATTTGAAAATTTAAAATCTGATAGTCTTTCTTCAAAAAGATAATTATGTTTTTTGCAATATTCTATTTTATTTACAGAGGTTACGTCTCTGAGAGATTTGTAGTTGTCTTTTGACAATGTGAATATCATTGTTCTCATGATTTGAATTCTTTTATTTTAGTGTTAAAATACTTTTTTTGTAATTCGTGTTTTTTATTATATCTTAACATATTAGCTTCGTCTACTTCTTTTGCCGTTATTGAACCGTACCTAGCTTTTTCAACTGCATCAAATGTAATCTTATTAGCGTCAATCATTTCATGATATTCTTTTGAATTGATAATTTCTTGCATTGCATTTTCACCAATTTGTTCTTTTATATAATCTAAACACTCTTTCCAATAAGGTTCGACTTGTTGATTTATATTCTTCTTTATATGAAGGATACTTAAGTAATCAAATGCATAAGCTTCATCGACTAATAGATTAATCATAGTATATGATGTATAATTTAAAAGATTAAATCTAAATAATTTTCTTTCCAAAATGGATAGACTTCTCCATTAAGAGCTTTTTTTATAATATCATAGGATAGCTTCGGCACTAGCTTAGATTCGTTATCTTGATGAAGATGTACATTCTGAGGATATAGCCAATTCATATCTGATATCTGTATATCCTTTAAAACTGGCAAGACCACATCTGAAGCGTTTATTGGAATATTTATAATGATTATAGACTTAATATCAAAACACGCAGCTAGGTTCATAAATCCACTATTTAAGCCTATAAAGTATTCGCAAGTAGAAAGTTCTTCTATTGAATCTATTATTGATTTACCACAAAAATTAGAGCAATTTTGTAATCCAACTGATTCACCACCAAACTCTACAAATGAATATTGTGAATTTGACGTTATAAATTCATTTATCATTTTAATATTTTCTGGGTATATTTGCCTTGGTTTGGGGTGTGAATTTAATGAGAAGGCACTTACCCCTGTGCTTAAATGTATACCAATTTTATTTTTAATTTTTTGCTTGTTTGTGTTTAAATAAGATTTAGGTTTTGCATGTATTGGCAAATTAAGAAATCTACGCATCTTTTGTATAAGATGCCCACTACCTAGATTATAAAACTCCAAAAGCTCTACTCTTAAAAAATCATCGCTTTGAACATGGTTAGACTCTTTGAATTTATTAAAATGTAAAATGTCTGCAAAATGCTTAGATTGACTAAATATATTCAAATTGCTTCTTGTATTTTCATCTTTAAATAGAAGATGACTTAAAGTGACAGCGTCTCCAATTCCTTGATTATAGTTAACTATATTTGTATAGCGGGAGTAGCCTTTAACTTTATCTATATTATTCTTTGAAGACTCTAGCCTAGAATAGTATGATAGTATATAATCTTTTATATCATTCAAGATAATAAATTTTATCTTAAACAAGATTACAAGTCAAGCAGTTTATACTAATGTCAAAAGATATTTTAATTGATTTAGCGAACCAAGCATTTCATCTCTTATATTTAATAAATCTGAATCTTGAACTTTATCTAGCATATCATTCAAACTAATCAAAAATCTAATATAATTATTTGTTAATCCAAGAAAATCTGTATCTTTATAGTTAGCAAGAGTAAGATTAAATGTACCAGCAGCGATTACTCTACCATATTTGCCCATGTATGTTTCAATGAATTCATCAGTATTTTCCATCAAACTACTTACAATTTCGTCAAATGATTTATGTTGTGAAAATGAGGTTGTTTGCCAATGTAAGATTTTATATTGGTGTTGCATTTGCAGAAGAGTTGTCTGAATTAATTCGCCCTTACCATTGTTTTCTGCTTTAATTTCTTTTACTTCTGAGGCTGGTGCAGTTACTGCTGTATTTATTGGTTCTTTAATTTTATTAATATTTTTAATATCTTCTGTAAAATCTACTTCAATTTCGTTAGCTTTAGATTTGTTTTTTGGATGGCTAAAAGTATTAAGACAAATTGCTACTTTTTGATCATTTGGCATTTCATCTTCTTTAAGGGAATGCATGCAACGCCCCATATAGTCGTTTTGTTTTTCGTTATCTTTTCTTTGAGGTATAGGCACATCAGCTATTACACGTTATTTACATGGGTTAGCTATACTATTAGAAGTATTATTAATCTCATTAAATATCACTTTGGATAAAGCGTCGGCTTCTATATAGTAAGTCAATTCTAAACCATTATTCCAATAATACCTATCATCTTTTTTATAGAATCTATTGGTATAATCATCTTTTCCAACTATATAACAAGGTCTAACTATTGAATAGTTTTTAATGTTATCTATAATAAAATCTTCGCACTCTTTTTTATTATGAGCATATCTAGCCATTTCATACATATCTGGACTTACATTTTGAAATGGGATACCTTCAACCGCGCTAGTTGATATAAATATATATCTATTAAACTTTAAAGACTGATAAGTATTTTTAAATTGATTTAAATTATAACAAGAAAAGTCAACTACAACATCATATTCTTTATTTTTTATATTGAAGCAATATTTTTCATTGTCTCTATCTATAATAATATCTGGAGTTTTTGTAATTCCTCTGTTGGCTAGAATTAAGTTATAGTCACTATTAAGAGATACATAGTCTACAAAATTCTTACCTACGAATTTACTACCGCCGAGTATTAGGATATTCATTTATAGAATTCTCCAGTATCTGTTTTCAATTACTTCAAATTTTTTATTATTTTCTAAACAATATTGATTCACAGCTTTCGCTACATCTGGCGCAAAAACAAAGTCGTCTCCAAAAATAACACCATTCGGACTTAAAAGATTTGAATAATTATTTATGTCTGCATATACATCTTCATACATATGAGATCCGTCTATATATATTAAATCTGCTTTGAGATTCATGTCTTTAAATTTTTTATAATAAAATAAAGAAGTATTTGGACATGGAACTATATAGTCTTCACATTTTTCAAAAAGAATATTATTAAGAAATTTGTAATAAATTTGAGGGTAACCATTTTTTAAATCTTCTTTTTCTAAATCCCAAGTCCCTAAAAAAGTATCGACGCAGTATATTTTGCATTTGATATTATTTCTTTTTAAAATATTAGCCATATTAATAGCTGACTGCCCCTTCCAAGTACCCACTTCTATAATAACTTTAGGTTCAACTTGCAAATCTAAAATAAGTTTTTCAAAAATTGGATGATCGCCACCCCAACCAGTTAAATCTCTTGCAAAAAATGGTAAATCTTCGTAAATGCTCATTACTAATAGTACTAACTAATGTTATGATTGTGCATTATATTTAAAATATCGTCGATAGTTTTAAATGTTTTAATATTTTTATTTTGATGCCAATTCAAAACAGAAAGATTTTGTTCTTTCCATTCCCAATAATAAATATAAGTTGGAATACCAATACTTGTGGCTATATGCGCCATGCCACTAGTTATCCCTATAAAAATTTTAGATTCAGATAAAGTCTTAATTGAGTTCGTGAGTTCTCCTTCGTGTTCTCCTACTATAGTAGCTTTGTAATTTTTTAAACATAACATTTTTCTATATATATCATTTTTAAAGTCTGAAGAAATATTTCTATGGTTATCTATCCAATTTGGTTTTGCTACTTCGTATATGCCTTTATTTTGATTATAAAATTTTGATTCTATTTGGATGCTGATTTTATTTATGTTATTTAAATTTTTCTTTAATTTAGTAGGCACTGGTAGATTATTACAAAACAATGCGCTCTCTGGTATAGTAAAGGATCTAGTAAATTCATTATGTTGATTTTGAGGTTCATCTACTATTTCAATTTCTGCTCCAAAAGAATCTAAAAGATTAAAACATTCTTTTATTTTTTCTTCGTAATTATGATTATAGTTTGTTTTAAAGTTTTCAAAACTATAAGGATATTTTGATATATAAACTTTACTTTTATTTTGTTTGCTCAAAAGAATTACTCCGCTTGCTATTAGCCAAATATCACCTAAATGAGCTCCATCTGCAATTCCATAGATTTTTTTATTCATATTAATTATATATGATACCGTGCTCATTGAAAATATTTAATATATCTTCAAATGTTTTAAATTTTTTAATATTTTTATTTTTATGAAATTGATCCAAATATATATCTTCATTTTGTTTAAAATCATATAAATAAACTGGTATTCCAACACTAGATCCAATATGAGCCATTCCACTATCAATACCTATAAATATATTTGATTCAGCTATTTTGTTAATAGAGCTTTCTATTCCAATATGCTCTCCAACAGAATTTATTTTTAGATTTTGAAAACTAATAAAATTAAGAAAAATTTTTTCTAATTCTAGATATGAAATATTTCTGTATTCATTTTGTGCGCTATTTTTTCTAGAGGTATAAATCCCTTTTTCTTTATCAAAAAATAATGAAGCTAGTTGTAAAGATATAGTATTCTTGTCTTTAGGTTTGTGTTTAATTTTTGTAAATACAATAGGATCTTCATTTAAAAAAGCTCCTCTGCTTATTGGAAAGTGAATAGTATTTTCATCATATTGATTTTGAAAATCATCAACTATTTCAATTTTTGCTTCTGTTGTGTCTAAAACATTTAAACATTCTATAATAATATCTTTTCGATCATAATTTTCGTAATCTGCGTATCTAGACAAATAGATTATTTCTTTATTTTTTTTACTATACAATATAGCAGAACTTATAGATAACCATATATCTCCAAAATGCGCTCCTGGATGTAATCCATAAATTTTTTTCATATTATTTTACAAAGTATTGATTACAAAAGCTTAGTAATGCTAGGATAACTGTTGGTGCGAAGAACCATAACCTTAAAAAAATTAGCATTCCAAAATGTAAACCTAGTGCGCAAAGAATGGCGAGAGGTCTTGTCTCTTTTAAAAAGAAAAGAATTGGTGAAAAAAATTGAAAACACATCGTTCCATAATTTAAAGTTTTTGCAATAAATAAATTTAAAAACATGCTTTTGCATATTCTTCTTCCCCATGATTCAGATAAAGCAGCATTTCTTAAGGCTAATCCTTCTTGCCAGTATTTGTCTTTAAGTTTGTGTATGCTGGAAAGAAAATAACTACTTATAACTGTAAGCTGTATGATTCTTAAGCTCCAGCCATCTATGGTCTCGAGATTAGAAGAAAAGCCTAAAAAATAATCAATTGAATATTTAGAGCCACAATCTATTAATAGTAATGAAAATAACATTACTCTAGCAAATACATCTGCATCACTAAATATTATTGGCATTATTCTAGCTTGTAAAGATGAGTAAGTAATAAAAAAAATTAATATTGATAAATTTGTTAGAAAACCAAAAATAGAAGTTAAACCAGAAACTACGAATAAAAATAAAATAATAATTTGGGCTAGCTCTGATCTGAGTATAAATCTAAAATTAAATAGCGAACTTTGCCTTATGTAGGCTCTGTCGTAAAAGACTGAACTGTATAAACCATTTGGTTTAGAAAAAAGAATGACATACCTAAATATAAATAGAAACGAAGACAAAAAATATCCGCAATATAATATTCTTAATATTGCAGCAAAATAACTGGATATTTTATATTCAAAGAAAAAATTATATATATCTAAAGCGCTCATCGAAGTTTTTATCTTCCAGCTTCCAAGAAAATATTAATTCCTCTTTTATTGGTTTTGATCTATTTTTTACTATTTCGTCTGTTTCAAAAGAGCTGTAAAGTGATGAAAAAATTTCAAAAGAAAGTAATTGATCGTTACGATTATAAAAATACGCTTCAATTTTTTCTTTAAAATAATCATTCATAAATGCATTGAAATTATAAAAAGTATAATTAAAAGCCAAATGTTGTCTTACAAAATGTGGCCCTATATAAAAATTCCCAATTTTTTCATCTTTTCTTAAGTACCATACTTTTTTAGAATGCAAAGAAATTCCTACTAGTTTAATATCTCTGAATTCATTATTCATTCCTAAAAAAAGAGCAAAAGAAGAAAAAAATCTGCTCATCTTTACAAAAGGGTCTCGTTTTTTTAAAAGTTCAATATCTGTTTGTATAGTGTTAATTAATATTTCTTGAACCAAAAAAAATAAATATAATGAAATTATAATAATTTTAAAAAAAATCATATCTAATTATTTATTACGTTTAATTAAATCAACTTCAGTAGATGTAGTAATAAGTTTATTTTTAGTTTTAAAGAAAAATGTTTGATATAGTCTTCCTTCTTCAAAGATGTTTGAAAATCCATCAGCTCCACTGTGAGGTTTTTGAGATCTACAAAGAATCAATCTATTATAAACTGCACCTAAAGAGTCTATTAATTTCCAATTTTCTTTAGAAGTCATCCAATCGTAATTATTTTTCTTATTAATATTTTCCCATAAAAATAGTCCAGAATCAATTGGCGCTTGTGGATTTAAATAAATTAAACCTACCCAATCATTATGCTCTAGCGAATTCCACCAATCGGTTACATGGTTATGAACAGCATCTCCTAATTTCTGACCAACTAATGGTTTTATATGAAATGTGCAATTCCATTTTGGGCTTTTTTTTGGTTCTTCATGATTTCTTTTGCCATCACTATCATATGGGTGTTTAGGCCTAGTCCTTTGCCAATTTTCTCTATCTAATTCCTCTCCAGTTAAGAATTCTAAATTTTTAATTAGACTTTCTGAAGATTTGAATGGGCAGTCACGCCATTCTTTAAAATTATTTGCATACCAATCTTCTGTGCCGTAAGGTAAATATCTATCAAATGTTAGTTCATGTAAAGCGTACTGTCTTACTTTATCTGGATCTTTATAAAAATTTTCTGCAATAATGATATCTTTTTTCAAGTTAATAAATCTCCTAAAGTTTGATTAAAGTATTCAAAATAAGTTGGACTAGACTCAAGGTCATAAAATTCTTCTTTTTTCCACCGTTCAAAAGTAGACCCTGTTTCTTTTTTCTTTTTCTTTATAGCCTCTAGGTTTCTTTTAATAATATAGTTGGGGTCGCTATGAAACCAGTGAACTATTGCACTTCTATCAAATTTTGCACCAATATATCCATGATATGAATACGGACAAACTTCAAAAGCAAATAGTCTGTTATTTACTGGTTTTACTTCTTTTACCAATGAATCTGACTCGTAATTAGTATATACTCCTGTGCCTCCACCATCTTTTTCTTCTAAAGGAGACTTATTGTTTAAGTAGTAAATAATCGCTATTTGTCTAGCAATTTTAGATGTATTTGGTTGTAAATTTTTAGAGTCATCTTGGTATTCGCAATCTACACCTGTTAATTTTATTTTTTTATTTTTGTCGTTGATTGCAGAACAAATACCAAGATCTGCATGAGACCAACCATCTCTAGAAGGTTTTTCTTTTGATCCTTTATGTAAATGCACTGACATAGCTAAGTGTTGATTTAATTCAACGCCAAAAAGTTGGGCTATAAAATCTTTATATACTTCTTCTGCAAAAAAATTATATCCGTCTGTGAGATCTTGTTCTTTTAACCCGTATATGTAAGCGTCATAGAGCAATTCTCCAGGACCTATTTTTCCAGCAGGTTTTTCTGTTTTTAAAATAAGAGATGCAAATTTTTTACATAATTTATTATAGATCTCTTCTGTAAAAAAATTATCTATTATAGCGTGATTATAAGGCTCGCTAAATTTTTCTATTTTAATATTTTCTGATATATAAGGGTGACAGGTTATGGGTACAGAGTCCATAAAAGATTATATTGGACAAGGCTTATTTTTTCAATATAATAATAATATGACCATTTCTACTAGTTTAATTTGTTTTGCTGTATTGGTTTATATATATTATTTAGTAGAAAGAGTTAAGTAAAAATTAATAAATAGCGTATTTTTGGTTTAAATAAGTTTCAACTTGCTGGCGTTCTGTTAAGGTTAATGTTCTATTATAAATTACTATTTCACATACATATGAATCAGATGCCTCTTCGTTCCCACCATTCCAAATTCCTCCACCAACTGATATTCCATTTAAAATAACTGTTGAATTAGAAGCACCGCTAGATTGTGAAACTCCATTTTGAGAAAAATCAAAAGTTGTATTTGGATCAGAAAATGCAGTTGTAATTAAAAAATCTGTTGAAGTTTGCTCTCCTTCAGCAAGCCACCCATTATCTCCTCCACCATAAAATCTATTACTATAATTACCCCATGTTCCAATTAAAACATTACCAAAATAAGATGAAAATATTCTTCCAGTATTTGTTGATTTTTGTTTTGTAACTGAAAAGAAAGTAAATCCAGTAAGACCAAAACTAGTGTTACTTAATCCTGTGTTACTACCAACTATAAACTCTATTGCTGGTTTTCCATTTAAAAAAGAAGAAACAAAAGTTGGCGCATTTTGATTATCTGGAGTTAATACAATACTATTTCCACTTTGATCTGCCCACTCAGTTACATAGTCTGAATTTGCTGTTGAAGTTGTAATGCTTCCGCTGATAGAACCAACTGGATAGAATGCAACTGACGATGTTGTTGGAGATCCAGTTCCATTTACCAAAGTCCAAGCTCCAGAATAATTTGCGTTTGTATTTGTGGCTAGTAACTCGGTTGAATTGTCTAGATTAAAAAGGTTCTCTCCATTTATAAAATAAGGAAGTTTTACAAAACCCTCCGAATCTTCGTATGCGCCGAAAGTGTATGTTCCATTTGCAGGCGAATAGTCATCAGTAAATCCAGTAATAACCACTTGATTAAGACGCTGACCAAGTATACTCCAGCTTTCTCCATTGGATGAAGAAAATCCAATCGTATTTGAAATAACATATAAGAAAAATTGTTCTTCGTTAGAATCCCAAATTATTGTGTATCCATTTGTGGAAGATAGAGTATAATTATTAACTCTATATCCCTCATAGTTAAATGTCGGAACAGTTGTTGCCGTATATGTTCCATTAACACTTGGATTGCTTGTTCCAGATATTATAATCTCTGAGATATAATTAAATGAGAATTTGCTTACCCCAGCGTCAGCTTTCAACCAAAGAGATAATCCACCTAAACTTGATGGAAGAAAAGAAGCTCCTTGTCTTGGAATTTTGAAGGTTGTATTTTTTTTAAAATTTAAGTTTGCTTGTTTTTTAACTGTAAAAGACATAAATTATATTACACTACTGTTTTAAGTAGTTTTTTATATCTTTTATTAGCTTTTTTCTCTTATTGTGTTCTAATACTGTTACAAAAGTGGCAACTGATATTGGAAAAAATATCCTAAGAAAGAACTGAAGGTGATCTTCTCTACTTAATAAATCAAAGTAATTAATATAAAGGTCACTTAGCCCCCAAAATGTGAAAAGCATTGCTGGAATAAATGTAATGAAAAAGAACTTATCATAAGTTTTTAAATTAATCCACCAATTTTTTATTTTCATCGCCATACATAGGCTTACACATTATTAAATTGGAGTTGCTTGATATGGAACTCCATTTGATAATACTGGTGGTACTTTATATTGAGAATCTGTTGGAGTAGACGAAGCTCCAGAGGCTGTGTCTGGAGAACTAAAAGTAGAGAATTGAAATTCTTTTTCCATGTTAACATCATTTTCATTAACCTCTATTTGCTTAGACATACCGTTAACTTCTAGAGCTACTGGGCTTTTATGACCTGATACATTAAGCATCATTTCGCCTTGTTCATTTTTAGTTATTTTAATTCTTATTTGATCTTCTGTATAAGAATAAGTTGTTAATAGAAATGCCGCTAATAGTATTATTGTTTTTTTCATAAGGTTTTATATATTGGGGTTTGGAAAACATTGGATTTATTTTTTAAACGTACTTGTTTCATGGTATAACCTATCATCACATACAAAGGTTCTTCTGAATTTGTAGGCTTTGCAGGTTTGCCTAGACTTAAAATATATTTATGGCTATCATGGCCAATAGGTTCTGCGCTCTGGGTAAAGCAAGAACCTTCATCTGTTACATATTCAAAATCCATGCCATAATTATCTATTTGTTGTTTTACTAAAAACGGATGAGGACTATAAACTGTATAAAAAATACTAATTGCAATACAAATGCCCACGATAAAAGGTATCTTATTCATTGGATTGTAAAAATAGAATACCTACCTTTGCCTAAGCATTGGTAATAGTATCTATACTTCTCTTCTCCAACTTTATGAACTCCAAAAACTTCATCTTTAAAGTAATCCTTTAAACTAACTGTGTCGTGATCTCCAACATGTTTTTTGATCCAAGTAGAAACTTCACCAACGTTTCCTTCAAAGACTACTACTTTTCCATGACTTGTGTATTGCATTTTTCTGTTCCACTTGCTGTTTGTATATCTAAATTATTTTTAGTTTGTTTAGCTATTATTGATCCTATCATACTTAATATAAGAACGCAAGCAAAAATTAGAGCATAATGTGTTTTTTCTTGGGCTTTCTTCTTAGCCCTATATTGATGGAAATTACTTATGAAGGCTTCTGTATCTCTTTTTGAGGGAAGACTTTTTTCATAATTACTTAATAATAAGTTTCTCATATGATTATCCATTGCTTTATTCTATCTGGCTTTTGTGTCAGATTCTAATATTACACTACCATCTGTTCTTAAAAGATTTCTTGTGCTTCCATGTGGATTTTTAATTGTTTTATCTAAAGCACCACTAGAATGATTAGTAAAAGCTTTGGTAAAGTCAACTAAGAAATAATCATTTGTATCTAATGCTAATATTTTTTTAGAATTTTCTATACCATATTCACCACCTGCTCCTCCAAAACAAGATCCTCTTTTCCAAATAGTAGGATGTTGTTCGTTGTGTGCAGGACAACTAAATACTGTATTTGCTTTCTTTTTTTTACCTGTATATGTAACAGGAATATAGTTAGTGAGATAATATTCTATGTTAGATTTATCAACTACATTTTGAGTTGTGCCACCAAATCTACTATCGCTAATAAATGTATTAATTGTTTGACCATCTGGACCTGGAGGCAACCAACCATCATTTTCTGCTGCAAATAATAAAATACTTGTACCCACTTGTTTCATATTCGAAGCACAAGCAGCTTGAGACGATTTACGTTTTACTGCACCAAAAGCAGAGAATGATAAGCTCATTACGAATGCCATTATGACTATTACAACTGTCATTTCAACTAATGTGAAACCAAAAAATTTTAATAATTTTGGACGTTTTAAAAGCGTGTTGGGAGTTTGCATTTGTTTCTCCTCACGATTCTAAGGCCTATCAAAACACTAGCACCACCTAATAGAAGTGAAAATGTAGAAGGTTCTGGAATAACATTTACTACTCCATCTGTGGTAAAACTATTAGCATCCCATTTCAAATTTGAATTAGCAGTATCTAAATTAGGTAATGCTGCTAGTAATGTATTAACATCAAATGCAGATGCTTCGATTGACGCAAAATTAAATAAATCGTAACTATCATTCATTTGAAATGAGTAATTATCTAATGTTTCAAATGTCCATGATGTATTAGCCCCTAATGTTAACAAACTACTTACATTGATAGCATCGTAGGTGGTACCTCTGGTAGTTGGTGCGCCTAATTGGAATTGGAATGTTCCGTTACTTCCATTTAACTCATAAGCAGTTAGCAGACCAGGACTATTGCCAGGTGCCACAGTACCACCATTTAGAGTTAAGCCCTGCACACTACCAGAGCCACCTAATGTACCTCCTGTATTTACTAAAACATCTCCTGCACTTCCATTTACTGATAGTAAACTTCCATTGATAGTTGTACTACCAATATTACCACCAGAATTTACTGTTGCTGTACCAGAATTGACGATAACAGTTCCAGCTGTTCCTTCTACTAATAATGTGCCACCACCTACAGTACTAGTACCCAAAAGACTACCGCCTGATTTTACATTGAGTGTGCCACCAGTATTAACTGTTGATATACCAGTTCTTCCATATACATCTAATGTGCTACCATTTATAGTTGTGATACCAGAATTGCCACCAGAATTTACTGTTGCTGTACCAGAGTTGACAACAGTCTGTCCAACTGATCCTGATATCAACAAAGTGCCACCATTAACAGTAGCTTTCGAAGATGTACCACCTGTCTTTACATCAAAAGTACTGCCTGTTGCAATAGTTGTTTCACCTACTGTACCACTATTGAGCAAGCTTCCTCCTGTGAGAGTAGAGTTACCAAGAAACCCTCCACTATAAACTGTAGCAGTTCCTGCAGACATGGAGAATGTACTGCCAGTTCCTCTCAAGTCCAAAGTACCACCACCTTGTGTTATTGTACCAGTTGTACCATCTACTGATACTGTAGTGGTGACGCCGATAGAGAAATTACCAATAGTCCCAGTGCTATCAACTATTAAGTTTCCTGCGTTAGCAGTTATATTACCAGCTGTACCTTTAACTCTTAAAGTTCCACCTGATACTATCGCAGCACTAGAAGCAATAGAGCCAGCAGTATCAACTACAAATATACCATCTTGTATGGTAGTGTCTCCATTATAAGAATTGACTGCTTGAAAAGTTGCTGTTCCAGTTCCTGATTTGGTTAAACCTCTGAGCGCAGACCCTGTATTGAGTAAGGAGCCCTTAAAGAGAAAATCTCCCACACCACCTACAACGCTTGTATCTGCAACTGTTCCTCCAATATCTAATGTTCCATCAAATTGCACAGTTAAATTGGTACTGTTATTGAACAATCTTCTGCCACCACTTGAACCTGTAGATACAGTGAGCGTATTGGCACTATTAGTAAACTGCAGTAATGTTTTGTATCCTCCATGATTGGTAAAGTTCATATTATTACCTTGATATTGATTCATAACATAAGTAGTAACAGCAGCAGAATTAGATCCTGCTAGATCCAATGTTCCCATAGTAGAAAGACTGGTTGACC